ATCAGCAGCCTCCTCGACTAGTATCTGGGCAGCCTCGCGCGCCGGCGCAATATCAACTCGATTGTGGGGGTGGGCGACCAGTTCAAGCGCTTCAAGTTTGGCCATTTCAATTTTCAACCTTGCAATCCTGCGCAGGCGCCGGGTTGTCAGCCAGCGTTGGAATGTGTTGCTCTCATAAATCTGGATGCCATACCAGAATAATGCGACGATCGCGGCGACCCCAGGGAACCACCCAACAATCGCACCCGCAAGAGTGACACTAGAAAATGTGTGCCCGATCCAACCGATCAGTCCTTGTCCATTTTCCATCGGTGAACTCTGACTTAGTGACATGACGATCTCGCACAGTAAAATCGAGCCCGCCCCCCTACCTTGAGAGCCGTTGTATTCGGGCCCCCACTCAACCGAAGCTATGCTACTATGCGTTTATACCAAGTTAATCCCTTAGTTGATTGTGTCGTCAGATGTGGGGACCTGCTCCACTTTCTTCATGATATTGAGGACTTTATGCCGTTCTGCCTCGCCGTAGGCGACCAGCTCCTTCGCCGCCTCCTCGATCTTGGCCTGGGTGAACACGCCTTTCTCCATCATGTGCTTGACAGACTCGGCAATGCACAGCCGGCCGAGCATCCCAAATAGTGCTGTCACGCCCTCGGCCAGCGCGATGAACGACTCACGCTCCAGCCTGCGGTCGTACATGGCAATGAGAGTGAGCATAGCGCCGACCTGGAGAGGATCGGCGGTTTCAACGCTGCATGGCATGGAGAGATTTCCCAGGACTGCGCGTTCAGCCAGCAGCGGGTCACAGCGCCTGCGCAGGGCGTCGCGCTCCTTGCGCAGGGCAACGTTTTCTTTCAGCGCCTGTTGCAGGTCCATATCACTCTCGATATGTGCCGGGGATGATCCAGGAGCAGTCCGAACACTGCGGACTAAAATGAGCCTCAGCATAATAATAGACTAGCTGGTACAAGAACTCGCCGCTGCGGGTGACGCGGTATACCCATTCGTGTTTCATGTCATCCTGCCCAGGTGAAAACGAAAAGGAGGGCGGCAAAGAGGTAGCAAACGCCGGCCCAGTTGCCGTGATCGTTGAGATCGAGGTAGTAGCCGAAGACCAGGCTGCCGACAAATAGCACGCACCAGAGGGCGACAAGGCACCCTATCCATAACTTGAATTTCCACGTCACTTCCTCGGTCACGGCTTCTTCTCCGGGATGGCACCTGTAGCATATTCCCCGAGAAGTTCAAGTGCTTTCTTCCGATTTTCGGGCTTCATGAAGTAGCCACATCCCCACATGGTTTCGATCACGCCCATGAGCGGGGTCTTCTTCAAGCGCTTGCGCAGGTTGCAGATCACCACGTCGACCATCTTGGGGTCGGTCGGCTCGTCCTTGTCGGGACCGCGCGACTGCTCTATGATTTGATGCATCATGTCTTTGGAAACCTCATTACGCCTGATCAGAACTGACAGTAATGAACCTTGCTGGCGTGTCACCTTGAACAGGCGCACACAGTTGAACACGATATCCTCGTCGCCCATCTTGCGACCTTGCATGGGGTCGCGGGTGGCGCGCAGCGAATTGGGTGGCCAGTCCTCGCGGGGCATATCAACGATTTTACCCTCGCCCTTGGCCTCGTACAGCGCTTCACGAACCAGAGCGGACGGCGAGCGCAGCGCGCGTGCTATTGCATAGAGTGGCACGCCTTCATCGGCAAGCCGCACCGCGATCGGCGCGAGATCGTATCGGAGCTTGGTGGGCGCCGGGGGCGCTGTGACTTCAGTGGACATGATAAGCCTGCCAAGGGGTTGACCGGTGATAACCCGGTCAACTTGCCTCGACAAGTCTTAATAATTAGTTAATGTATGTCGGTAGGGGCGGCGGCGCCGGACGGACCAGTCGGGCCTACACTGATAACAACCGGGACGCCGGTTGCGATCTGGTGCTGAACGAGTGCTGCGTTCAAGTCCCCCTTGGCCGTGTTGGCCACGGTGGCGACGGTGGACGCTAGGCTCGGGTTGCGCCGACCAACGAGTAGGCCGACCACAAACGCGATGGCAGAAACGATGATATATCCTGTGACTTCGAACATGGAACTCTCCTGTGATTAGGTGGGCTCGGCAGATCGCACCCCCATTAAGCATCAGTGCATAGCACGACGCCCTGCGCCTGTCGAGCCCAATCTCACTTGATCACGAACTGGTGAACAGAACGTTTACGCGCCTGTCGCACCGGTCGTGCCGGTTGCGCCAACTGGCGGAACCTGCGTCGCTTCGACCTTGGCGCTCTCGGTGTCGAGCGCAACTACAACGACGTCGATAGCCGTCTGAGCAGCCGCAAGCGCGGCCGGGTCATTAGCCGCGATAGCCGCAGCGAGCTGCTGCGATACCGTGGCGAGGCTGGCGCTCGTTGTCGAGGCCAGGGTGAGCAGCGTGTCCACATCGCCCACAAGACGAGCTTCGGAAGCTGCGAGTTTGGAAACGTCAATCGACATGGCAGTAGTCCTTTCATGTAGGCGGTGCAGAGACTCCATGATCCGTTCGAAGTGTGTCTCGTTCAAGAACATGGAACCCTCCCCTTGCTGGTGAGAGTGAACCATAGCTGAAGATGGTTACCGAAAGATTTACCGCGACGGTAATTTCGCCTGTCGCAGAAGTTTTTTTACGATACCCAGCAAAACCGGCACCAGGTCGAGCGGTCGCAAACCCGGATGGTCAAACTTGAACTGGAGGATCACGTTCTCCAGGTCGAACTCCAGCACGCGCAGAAGCGGCACCGGCTCGCGGAAGTGGAACACGTCCTCCTCCAACGGGGGCAAGGTGTCATGTTTCGACGTAAAATGGGGCCCAAAAGGCGTCGGCCCGAGCGCGTTGAACGGCCACGGCTTACCGGTCGGCGGCAAGTCGACGGGCAGTGGCTCGGGTGGCCTCGGCAGCGGGCGCAGAGGAGGCGCCTCCCGCATCTGGTTGGCTCGCCGGAGTTGGTCCAGCGTGCGCCGGCCGAATGGGATCACGTTGGTCCCGCGGCGATCATAGTAGTTTGTGTAGTTCGTCATGCTGGTCCTGTGTAGCCGGCAACATAGACCGACTTAAAACCCGCGGCGCCGGTGGGCCCCTGGTAGACAGTCTCTACCTCGCCGCCGTCATTGTCAAGTGATTGGTTGCCAAACCCAAAGGGTCCGGCTGGCCCCGTGGCTTGGATGGTGACAGTACGGAACGTGTGGTCGCCCGCCACGGGAGATTGTATTCGGTAGCCCTTGGCACCTTTTATGGTGGCGGGTGGGGGCGGTGCAGCGGCGGGAACCTGCAAGGCGTCGATCGTTGCAATGTCGCCGGCAGACGTATTACCAGCCGCCCAGACGTTCCACACCTGGCCGGTTTGAACAGCAGCCAAGGCCACGTATTCAGACACCGTGCCTTCGTTGGACAACGAGTTGGACTGATACAAGCCGGTACAAGCCGGAGACACGTCGAAGCCGGCAGAGACAATCGGGTTGTCCGTAGTCTCGACGGCGAACACGAACGTATTCGGGGTCGTCGTAGAATAGGTCACATTATGGACTGTGCGGGCAGTATTGTTGACCTGAGTATGCGCCGGCAACGAAACGTTTGGATCAAATGGATTGTTCAAGTCGCAGCCATTGACGCCGAAAGCCGTGAGGTTTTGATCCGTGACCGCACCAAAATTCGTGTATGACGCGACGATATTTTTGGCCGACAGCGCGAGAGCAGCGTGCAACCACCACACCGAATGGATGAGCGGCAGACCGATGCTCGATAGCGTCTGGATATAACAGCGCTGCGTCATCGCAACGCCGTCGCACGTCACGCCCGAGACAGTCACACCGGCTTGGTTGGAATGAACGTCGACAATCGCAATGATGATATCGTCCGGGAGCGTCGTCGTCAGGACAGCCGTGGTGGTGCCAACAGCGTTGCTGACTGCATTGACTTTCCCGTCAAGGGTTGGCGCGGCCATTATCGTGGTGTCCCGTCTGGTTGTCGCGTGATCGCTATGTTTGCCCACATGGCATTAGACCTGTGCGCACGCAAGACGAACGTCTTGTCTGGGCCTTCCGGCAATAGGCGATCGAGTTCGCGGGCATACTCCGCGGCAGCCTGGCGTGCCTGCTCCATGCTGGCAAGCTGGTCGGTCGTCGGCTTCAGGTACTCGAAGGTCGATGGGTGCAGTGGCATATCACTCTCCAAGTTGGTCGGGGCGGTAGGATTTGAACCTACGGCCTGCTGGTCCCAAACCAGCCGCTCTGCCAGGCTGAGCTACGCCCTGTTATGGTTGTGTGCGGATGACCTGCACATGTCCCTTGATCACCAGCTTCGCGTCAAGAACGTAGCGGGCAACCGTTACTGTTTCGTTGATGGCGACGTGATCGTTCAACGATGGCGTGGCGATCAGGAATTTTTCGTTGCCACTGTCTTCGTTGTGGACGTAGATGACTTTGGGGAATTTGGCCATGAGAAACTCCAGGTTCCAGGTGTCCAAAATTTGTATACAAACTTCGGACAGAAGTCAAGTGGGGTAGGCTCGCCGCGCGCACCAACCGTGGCCCTTTACGCTCGAACGCTTACACTATCGAGAAGCCCCCCGTTGGTCGGTGTGACCTTTATACCTTTAAAAAGGGTTAATGAGTTCAAAAAGTTGGGCTACAAAATTGCGAAGGGGGTCTGCCGAAGGCAGACCGGCAGGTCCCGGCCACCCTAGGGGCGGGGTCGCCCCTAGGCTAGTCGGGTTATGGCGTGGCCATGTCCGGGCAGGTTTTCACCTGCCCGGTATCGTGGTTAGCGACCGCAGTTCAGCGAAAGCTTAACGGGGCCGTATCCAGTGAACCCGCCTGTGGTGGCCACAATGTGCATTTTGCCACCCTTGGAAAGCTCGGCCGCGTCAAGGGCCGCCTTGGACACGTCGATTTCGATTAAGAGCTTGTCGCCCTTGATTTCCGCTTTGACGTTTTTCATGGTAGGGAACTCCTCAGTTCAAATCCGATCGGTTGACCGGACACCTATGCCGCGTCGCGCAAAAAAGCGCCCCATTATACCAGCCAGATCAAGGTGTTAAGGTAAATCTCGCTCAAGATGGTTGCACGCTAGGAAAGTTCCACCCGTTTTAGGTTGTACGTGAAAAGTTCAACCTGGAGTAAATATGATAATGTCCCAGTTAATGTCCGACATTTACCCCTCAACGTAAGCCCTTGTAACCTTTACACCTTCTGATTTGGCGAAAGTTAAATGGCCAAATGCCAGGCGGTTGAAACCGACCGACCATAGTTTACCACACCCCCCTTGCTACCTGCAACTCTCCTCTGTTTTTCGCAACTGGCGGCAAAACAGGCCCGAGCCACCGCGCAAGGTGAAAAGGTCCAGGACATTATAGTTCTAGCTGTATATCCTATCAAAAATTATATAAAGGTTTATTAAACCTTGAAACCAAGCCAACTCCACCACACCTATTAAGGAAAAGGAGAGTGGGTTAATAAGTGTGGTAATCTACAGGTATGGCAAATCTGAACGCTGGCCTTTGGCCATTATCGACATTATAACCATTCGCAACTTGGTTGTAGGCGCACCTTCCGTGCGCCGTAAGGTAAACGCAGATCGTTCCCAATATGCCCGGGCGCGCGCCCGTTTTTGCGCGATCGGCCATTAGCGTCAAGGCGCGCTGGTTCCTACCCCATAGTGCCAACGTCCCCCGATCTTAAAAAATGGGCGGCTCACTGGTACGGGCTTACAAGCTGGGAACCGGCGCAAAATTTACCGTCACGGTAACAACCCACAGGAGCGTCCCATGACTACGAAAATCACACTGAAGCGTGTTGAAAACGCTGTCAGGCGTGAAATGTTTGGCCTAGATAACCCCGGCTTCTGCAAGGCTTGCGGCCATGAGCAAGAAGGCTGTGAGCCCGACATGGAAGGTGGAACCTGTGAAAGCTGTGGTGAACAGCAGGTCACTGGTGCTTCTAATTTGCTCATGGAAATGATATAACCATGAACAGGCCGGGTCAGCGCGGGTATCGCTACCAATACCATCCCCGTTTCACAGCTTCCAGTACGCCACACCTGGGAGAATTGCCCGTGTCACCTGATCTCGACCTAACTGAGATCAGTGGCATGGGCAATGGCTGTTATCACAAGCAAGATCACATCGCGCAGGAAAGCGAGTATGAGCCTGCACTCGATCGCTGGTCTGATATGCAGGTTCCCGTTTCCAAGCACATGAGGAAGCCATGAGCAACGGACACAGAGAGTACTCGCATAGGCGTCCTGAGCTGTTCCAGACGCCTTATCTCATCGCCACTTGGTCTGCTAATGAGCGAGCCAAGTTCAAGCATGATCGGTTTCATGCACATGAAAGCAAGTTCCCCGAGCCCGGCCCGACACCGCAAGAGCGGTTCGAGGCAGCGGTGGCAAGGTGGCATGTGGAGCATCCCAATGGCTGACTTTGGCAGACGCACCAATCCGAGTGTGTCACGCTCAATCGCTGAGCTTGGTCCCGCCACACCCAAGCATGAGAGTGCGCGTGACACGCTTGGCACTCTTGTTGTGGTTGACGCAAGGCTGCCACCTTATACGTGGCGCGATAGGCAGCGCCCGTTTGCCGTGATGTGCGGGCACAAGTGTTATGGCAGCTATGCGACTGAGGCTGAGGCACAGGCGCGAGTGAGCGAGTTGGGCCGATGAGAAAGCTTGTGTGGCATGGATATCATCATCGTGGCCGTTCCACGATATCTCCAAAGCGACGCAAGGAATACCGGCACCAACTAATGCGCTATTGCGCTGAGCGCATGGACAAAGCCACAGACGAGCAGCACAGCGATCTGTGGCGTACTCGATACCAGATGCTAGTCAATCAGTATGGAGTAACCTAATGACCACAGGTGACAAGGTGATCGACTGTTGCGCATGGACGTTCATCGGCCTGATCGCGTTGGTCTGTGCCACGTTGACAGGCATGGTATGGGTAGGATTTATCCAATGAGCTGGGCAAAGAAGGGCTGCTCTTGAGAGCATATTATATTTTTGAGGGGATGGCAAGGTTTATGCTCTTAAAAGCATTTTAAATCAGTTATGGTGCTCTTGAGAGCACCGGACGCCCAGGAACGGGCTACAGTGGGATTGCCAAACAGTTTGGTATTTGTGACACAGTTGCACGTCGCATCATTAAGGAGCAGTTATGGCGGTAGACAAGACCCCATCGGTTCATGCACTTGGCATGGGCAAGACGACAGGCGGTAAGGCTAAGAAGACCCGCAAGGGTCGCAAGGTGGGCCGTAACAGCCTGTCATGCCAACGCTACAAGCTTGAGCATCGGCGTGAGAAGAACAAGCTGCGTCGCTTGACACGCCACATCAAGAAACACCTTGCAGACCTGTGCGCCATCGCGGCGCGTGATGTGTGCAAGGTGGTATTGGGAGTGCGCTGACATGGCTGACAAGGTGAAACTCGCTGAGCGTTATGGCGCAAGCGAACATGGGAACTACTACGTGATCGACACGATGGGCGTGCCGCACCCATACGTGATTGGCGCAAGGCATGTTGGCCATGCTGCCGATCGCTTTGGTGGCGTGCTTGGTGATGCTGCAATACGCTCTGGTGAAATGGCTGGTATCCATTGCGCCATGAAGGGCTGCAAACTGAGTTATGACCAGCACGAAAAGGCCGCATTGGTATGCTGTAAAGTGGAAGGCAATGGCGCAGACGGCAAAATCAACGCTGAGCTGCATGACTACTTGATCAAGGTGAAGCCCTTGGCTGAGGAAGATCACTATGCAGGCTTTGCGTTCATCATGGAGAAGAACACCAAATGACAAAGAGTAGGTTTGAGACTACATCAACGCAATTTCTGCAAATCATGAACAGGCTCACCAAGGATGATGAAATCTCCTTGATGGCTTACATCTTGCAGCGTGCGCCTATCATGCTGAGTGATCCAGGCGTGGCTATATGGATACGCGACAACGCCAGCTATGTCAGCATCCTTGCTGCCTTTGTGCCTAAATGAGCCGCAGTAGAACAGCCATCAAGCGTTGCTGGGGCAAGCGAAGCGGCGGCTTAGGTCGTATGGTTGGTGATGCTACGGCCACCTTGATTGTTCGTGGTCGGCGTGCGGCAGCCACAAGACATGAGCATCAAGGGCCACACGGCAGACAGCTAGTGTGGTATCCTGGTCGTGCTATTCGGCGTCGCTTAGGCAAGCACGGTATGAAACACCAAGCAAATAGGGGCGGCAAATGAGCAGGACACAGACCAAGGAGCTGCACGACTGGCAGCGTGTGTTTGCACAAGAGCGCATTGATGGCGCTATTGTGTTGCTGCGCAATGCGCAGTATCACTTGCACGAAAGCCGCTGCCACGGTATGCCACGGCACCTGATCTCATCGGCCGAGCGCATGGTCAAAATGCGTATAGATCAACTATGGGAAGCGCAAGAGCGCCTTCCCAAGCTCAAATTGGTGGAGAGCGTAACGCCATGACAACACTAGAGAACGAGGTTAAGCTCTATCTGCTGAGCGATCGGCAGTGGAAGCGTGAGCAACGCGAAGCCCACGCTCGCTATAAGCTGGACACAGCGGATACGCTGCGCGATAAAGCGTTCTGGCGTGCTGTGGTCAATGCGGTCTCGCTGCCGCGCCCTATACCGTCGCGCGGTTTGCTCAAGCCGAGTGTATCGCCGTGACGCTGGATGATCTGATACCGGACGATCAGCTTACCCCTTCTGAAATGGTGAAACTTCTGAGGCCAAGGATGCACAAGCGGCACTACCAAATGTTTGCCGATGCAATCCCTCAGATCGAACAGGGGATAATTGACCTGCATATCCCCATGCCCGAGCATTATCGTGAGCAGATCATGGAGCTTGTGACGGCCAGGATTGCCCTGGTGTGTGCAAAGGACAATGACAAGTTTGACTCATTCCTATTTGCCGACGCGGTGCGCAAAAATGCGCGACACGGCATAAGCGCGATACGCGGGAGCGCCCCTCGTAATAGCAAGGGCGCGGGTAAAAGGAGCTAACCATGACCCAATCCACGATACCAAACGCATTGACGTTTGACGCTGTGAAAGCGTCAATGATAGAGCTTGGCGAAATGGCCGGACAAGGCAAGGACACGCAAATCAAGGCGCTTATGAAAGTGTTGGAAGGTGCGTTCCACGGCAGCATTGATTTGCAGGCTGACAAGCACGGCACTGATGTTGACGATTGCACAAAGCTGGCTGAAGCGTATGTGCAAGCTCAAAACAGCGCGACCGTGTTCGATGCCAAGGCAATGAACCAGCGCAAGCTGATCTCCACCTACCGGACCGTGACCAAACTAGGTCAATGGCCGAAAGGTGGCAACGGTGAACCGTTGGGAACGGCGAATAACCTGATCACCATGCGCCAGAAAATGCGCGCCATCCCTGGTGAAATCAAGAAGCTGGATGATGCTGCCAACACGCTGCTGCGCTATGCACGCGCACAGCTCAAGCGTGACCAGCTCATTGACGACAAGGAGCTGAAAACCTTCTGTTACAAGAAGGATAGCACGCTGCAAACGCCCAAGCAGATTATCGAAGGCGTGCGCAAGACACTCACAGCGTTGAAAGATGGCAAGGCTGCGTCTGGTACGGCGCAGGATGCTTCCCAAGACATACGCGATGCTATTCGGAGCCTGACTGATCGGCTCAAGAAGATCGCGGACAAGCGTGGCGCTGCCAAAGCGCAGGCTGCGTTCAACGTGGTTGAGGATACGTCGATCCGTGCTTATCCGGTTAAGACCCAATAGGTGAAAAATGGCTATTCGACCGACCTGTAATGCCTGCCAATTAGAACTTTCGGAGCCGGGTGCACTGCTATTCAGCCCGCCGAATATGGAGCAAGAGGTTATGAAACTGCACCTATGCGTCAAATGCTTTGAAAAAGTCATGGACGTTCTTAAGTCGTGGGTGTCAACCGGATAAGCATACGTCGATCAATGCGGCGCTGGCACAGGCTGGTGTCCCGACCGTTTGAGCGCGATGGTGCGAGTGACCTTGCCAAAGTAAACTCGCCGTTGACCGCGCTCAAGGTGCCAAGGTGGTTTGCTCCTCTCCACCTTGGCACCACCCCTTTTAAGGAGCAAGAGGAAGTCCATGCGTCTGAAGCACCACTCGCACCACCTGCCATATACGGCGTGGGCGGCAATGATGATTGCCGTTGCGCTGTTCGGCTTGCCGTGGGTTGTTTGGTTTTTTAGTCGATAAAATTACCGCGACGGTAAAACCCCGAAAAGGAGCTAACAATGAACTTACATGAAGCACAAAAGCAAATCCGCATACTGACCCAAGCGGGCAATGCGATATTGCTGGAAGGAAGTTCTGGCCTTGGCAAATCAGCTATTTGTTTTGCCGAGTTTGAGCGAGCCAAAGCTCAAGGCGCTGCCAAGGGCGAAACATGGGGACTTGGCGTGGTGTTCGCTGCCACGCAAACGCCCCCTGATCTAATCGGCTATCAGTTCAAGGGCGAGCATGATTTCGGGGACGGCAAGAAACTGACCGTCACAGAACCAAGCGTTCCCTTGTGGATGCTGAGCGTTCCCCACGGCGACGATCCTGGTGGCAAGCCAGCCTATATGTACGACAAATTCTGGCTTGTGATCGAGGAATATGGACAGGGCGAGGCTGATGTAAAGCGCGCAATGGCCGAGATATTCCTGAATGGTGGCACAGCGCCGTGGTATCTGCCAGCAGGGAGTGTACGTGTTGGCTGTACCAACGTGGGCAGCCGATATGGCGTGACCAAGGACTTTGACTTCTGTATTGCTCGCAGGTCACGCATCAACATCACTGGCGATATCAACATCTTGCTGCCGTATCTGGACAAGCCATATGAAAAGCATGGCAAGGCGTGGCAGACAATGCCCGTGATGAAGTCTTGGGCTGCAACGCATCCTGAGATCGTGTTTGAGGCCGAGCCAAAGGAACAGGGGCCGTGGTGTATGCCTCGCACCCTTTGCGATGCTGACCGATACCTGCAATGCGTCATGGCCGAGAATAACGGTGTGATCCCCACGGATGGCGGCACTATCGAAACGCTGTCGGGTATCATTGGCATGGCTGCTACGCAATCGCTGATCGGCCACTTGCAGTTCCGCTTGGAGCTGCCAAGCTATGCCGAGATCGTTGCTGATCCCGACAACACGCCAGTCCCCAAGAAGGCTGACCTGCTGTTGCTGATGGCGTATGAGCTTGCCGGGTATACGCAAATCCCGGACTTGGCAGCCTGCATTAAGTACGTGCAGCGCCTGCCCAAGGACATGGCTGTGACCTACGTATCGTCCCTGCTGCGTCGGGACTACAAGAACATCATCAACACCCCCGCCATGCAGGGTTGGATCAACAAGAACGCTTCGCTGGTAAGCATCATCGCATCGTTGTCACAATAAAGGCGGATTTCGGTTGTAGGTGACGGATTGTAGATCGGCGGAACCTTCTACGTTTACCGTGACGGTAATGAAAAACAAAACGGCAATGCAATCGCGCACAGCGCGGCACTACAAACTAAGCGGGTTACTTGCTGATCCCGACACACTGGATAAGCTGGTAATCTGGCGCATGGGTGACATAAAATACAGACGGCGTACCCGCCGTGAGCAAGACGAGTTCATAAGGAGCGGATCAATGCAACGCCAATTCACTATTGAGCTTAGGGTAGATTACGCAGACCCTGAGAAGAACGATGCAATGCGTACAGCATTGCAGGCTGCTGCAAGGCATGTCTACGCCACGGCAACGCTGCTGGCCGAGACTGTCAAGCCGCAGATAGCTATATTTAGCGATGACTTCTTCGCTGGACATGAGCAGATCACGCTGCTGGAAGATACAATCCAAGCTGGCAAGGAACAGATCGGTGATACCAAAGAGGATGCACCTAGCGATGAGCTTATCCAGGCCATGCGAGACAGTCTCATCAAGTGAACCGGGCAATGACACGTATTCGAGTAGTCAACCGTCCACAGACATACCAATCAGGAGCTAACATGGACGTTACAAGGTTTCGGTCGTTTGCCGAGCGATACGTGATCGAGCGAGCAAGCACGTTTAAGAATGACACCGAAATGCAGGACGCTTGGAGCGCAGTAGAGCGAGCCAAGTCGATCTATAAGCATATCGAGAATGTGGCCAACGTAGAGAACGACAAGGATATGCGGGAAGAACACGCCACGCGCTCACAGGGTATGCAGGCAACGCAAGGCCCACCGGGCGCTACTGGCATGACAGGGCCGAGCCAAACTATTGCGCGACACCCCATAGGCACCCGCGTTTTGGCGCCGCCCGCTAACAATTCACAAAGCTGGACAAGAAGGAACTCACCGTGACCGATACTCCCAAGCAAGCTCCCGAGATCGAGAAGATCGAGCCTTGTGGGCTTACGCCAGCGCAGAAGCAAAAGTGGGAAGATACCATGTCTCTGATGGCATGGACCGCCCCAGGCTTCCGGCACATATTCTACAAGCTGCTGGCAAACAATAGTGGTGACTATGTTGCTGTGCCGACCAAGAGCATCCCTGTCGCGGCAACGGACGCCAAGAATATCCTGATCAACCCGGACACCTATTTCGAGTACGGGCTGACAGAGCGTGTGTTCATTGCGGGCCATGAGATCGTGCATAATATCTACGCAGACGTTGAACTACTGCACAGGTGCCAAGCCTCTGGCAAGGTGCCAATGCACGACGGCTCTAGCCTGCCGTTCGACAACGAGGTAATGCAGCACTCTATGGACTATCGCATCAACGATCTGCTGGTCGATAGCAAGATTGGTACAGCGCCCAAGGGTTGTTTGCATGACAAGAAGCTGGCCGTGGCTAACGATAGCGTGCTGGACGTTTACAAGAAAGTCTACAAAAAGAAAAAGGACGATGGCACGTTGGGCAAGGGCGGATTTGATATCGTGCTGGCTCCCGGCAAGTCTACCGGGCAAACACCGTCCCAAGCCGCAGCGCAGCGCAATGCGCAGCAATGGGCTGTCGAGGTATCGGCAGCGCAAACGCTGGAACAAATCAGGACGCAAGGCAAGCTGGCTGGCTCACTGCAACGCATGTTCGCTGATATCCTGCAACCCAAGATACCGTGGACTGAGCATATTAAGTCGATCTTCAATCGTCGCGTTGGTTCAGGCAGCTATAACTGGCGCAGGCCGGACAGGCGCTTCATTGTGCGCGACCTGTATATGCCGTCCCGCTCCGGTCACGGTGCGGGCTGGCTGGTCATATGGGGCGACACATCGGGCAGCATTGGCGACGGCGAGCTTAACAGCTATCTGGGCGAGCTGGCTGGTATCATCGAGGACGTGCGCCCCAAGAGGCTGACTGTGATATGGTGCGATGCCAAGATACACTATGTCGATGAGTGCGAGGATGCTATGGACTTGCATCGTATCAAATCGCGTGGCGTGGGTGGCAAGGGTGGCACTAGCGTTGATCCGGTCATGCGCTGGATTGCTGACAGTACTGAGAAGCCTGATATGTTCATTGGTTTCACGGATGGCTGTGTAACGTTTCCTGCAAAAGAGCCTGCGTTCCCTGTGATCTGGGCGGACGTGGGCGGCACTACGTACCCGTGGGGCGAGGTTGTAAGGATCAAGCCATGATAGGTGGCGTGCGCACAATACTGCTGCCTAATGGGACGCCATATCAGCGCACTCACGACTATCGTGGGCGTTGCCTGCTGTGCGGGCGCAAGCGGAGCAAGCAAGCCAAGAAGCCTTTCGTGGTCGCCATGACGCTACAAAAGGGCTGGCGCTTGATTGCGCGGCCCTTGAGCTATCGAGTGCAGACCCTGAAAATCCCGGTATGGCAGACTAATGGCAACCCGGTATGGACGGACGTTCAAAGGTTTCCGCGAACACGCAACGCATGGCTGGATGACGAAATGATGTGCGCAGTGTCAATGCTGCATACCCGTGTACGCGAGTGGAAGGCGGGTATTGTTCCGTTGCCGCCCGAGCCGAAGCTGACAAGGGCGCAAAAGTTCATGCTGAAATTTTTGGAGTGGAAAGACCGCCTTTAATGCCTTACCTGTCACGTAAAATAACGATGAACTGGCACGCGATCGCGACGGAAGCTGATCTGCGTAAGGAAATCCTTATGCGGCTACAGCAACATTCGCGCGTTGCATGGTCGCATCGTATGTATGTTGGTCTACTGGCCGCTCACGGTGGCCCGCGTCGGTACACGATAGGGTTTAAGGGATGCAGCGATATAATTGGCCAGCTAACGAATGGCCAGCTTTTGGCTATCGAGGTAAAGACCGCTAACGCAGGCCCCACAAAAGACCAGCAGGACTTTCTTGATCTTGTGAACAAAAATGGTGGAATAGGTTTTGTGGCGCGTTCCGCCGCAGATGTGAGCAGGAACATTCCCTAAGTTCATGCGATGAACTTACCACTACGTCGAACGAAAGTCAACCCGTTACCGTCACGGTAACATCAAAGTGAGGAGAGATTAAATATGCCGCGAAGCAAGAGCGTGTTAGGTGGACACCACCTGGCTGTTGCAAGGTCCAAGATCGAGAGCTTGTGCCAGCGGTCGATAAAGGTGCTGGCCCCGTTCGATCCTGCCTTGCAGAGTGTGTTGGGCTGGTGTTTTTCTAATGATACATTTAATACGTTGACACATGCGCACGGATTGGTGAAGATTAACGGGTACTATAGTGGGTTGTCCATGAGTGGCAGCTATAAAATAGCTGAGGGCACAAACCTAGAATTGGAGTTTGAGTCGGTTAATATGCTGGCACCCAAAGAGGAAATGTTTATACTACATGAGCAAGGGCTAGGTGTCCCGTTGCTGGCTGCAATAGAGGAAATTAGGGCAATCAAGAGCAAGTTTGATCTGGCCGAGCATGTGCTGGACTGGCTGGACAGGCATGTGACGGCAGGGGCTATGCGCTACTACTGGCCGACCGTGCTATCCCTGGCCCCGCAAGCACCTACACTGGCGGGCGAGATACCGTCCAGGCATAACACACCTGATAACATTGCGCCGTTCCTGCCCTTCATCAGGGAGAGTGCTGGCACCATTGCGTCGGCCCTAATGCTGGCTGAAGACGTGGAGATCAACCCCAAGAAGGGAATGGCCCTGGTACTGTCGGGTGGTGGTCAGAAGATTGGCGAGGACGTTCTAAACGGCGTCAAACGAACGGTCCACATATAGGTTGACACCGCAAGGTGAAAAGGTATACTGTTCGCCAATGGACAAAACCCCCTCACGGCCTAACCAGAACGCTGATAAGGTTCGCCGCTGGCGTAAGCGCCACCCTGAAAAGGTGCGCGCTTATGGCCGTGTGAATAACAGGGCACGAAGGTTGCGGTTGCTTGGAATGACCCTAGCGGATTACGATAAAGCGTTCCAGGCGCAGGGGTCTATGTGTGCAATGGGCCACCACAAGCGCCACAAGTTGGACTACATGGTAGACCACAACCACAAAACCGGAACGTTTCGCGGTATTCTATGTGGTCATTGCAATTCAGTCATTGGTCATGCACAGGACGATCCAAAGCTGTTGCGTAAGCTGGCACGATATTTGGAGAAGCACAAATGAAGCTGCTTTTCCTTGACGCGGAAACGTATTTTGACCAGGATTATTCCCTGAGCAAGATGCCTACACCTAATTATATTCTTGACCCACGATTTGAGTTAATCTGTGTGGCTGTCAAAGAGGACAGGCAACCGGCCAAGCTGATCGATGGTCCTGATTTCCCCGCCTTCCTGGCGCAGTATGATCCAAATGACACTGTGACAGTGACCTTCAATTCTCTCTTTGATAATAGCATATTTGCATGGCGCTACGGGTTTGTCCCGCGCGTCATGCTGGACGCGATGGGCATGGCGCGGGCACTCCTGGGCCACAAGCTGCGGAGCTTTTCGCTGTCGAGTGTCGCGGACTACCTACAAATAGGGAGCAAGGGAACGTCGCTATTGAAGGTCAAAGGTATGCGGCGGGCCGAGATAAAGAGCGAGCCTCTGTTGTGGGGCGAGTTCTGCCACTATGCCGTTGGCGATGTGAACCTATGTGCTGGAATTTACGATAGGCTTTCCCCGCGTTTCCCCGCAGCCGAGCGCCGCGTCATGGACTTGGTATTGCGTTGCTGTGTCGAGCCCAAGTTCCAAGTCGATATCCCTATGCTCACGCAACATTTGCAGGACGTGAAGGACGCCAAGAGCGCGATGCTTGCAGTATCAGGTGCGACTGTGGATGAGCTTATGTCCACCAAGAAGTTCACCGAGCTGTTGACCGGGCTTGGAGTTTCGATCCAGAACAAGCTGTCGCCTACCGGGAAGATGATCCCGGCGCTGGCGAAAACCGACCAATTCATGGCCGAGCTTCAAGAGCATCCCGATATGAGGGTGCAGGCTCTGGCGTGCGCGCGGCTAGGGCATAAGTCTACGCTCGAAGAAACGCGATCCGAGAAACTCCTTTCAATCGCGCAGTTGCCGTGGGCGCGTTACCTTGACGGTAATCCGCGCCTCTACAGTGGCGGCACAATGCCGGTCCCCCTCCGGTACGGTGGCGCGCATACCCACCGGCTGAGCGGCGACTGGGGTATGAACATGCAGAACCTCCCGACCGAGCGCGGGAGCAAAGGGAAATCAAAACTGCGTAAATCTTTGGTCGCGCCACCCGGACATAGCGTGGTGGTGGCGGACTTGGGCCAAATCGAAGCGCGGCTGTGCGCCTGGATATGCGGCGAGTATCGGCTGTTGCAGCAGTTCATCGACAAGAAAGACCCCTATGCGCTGCTGGCGGAAGATATCTTTGGTTACAAAGTTGACCGCAAGGTGCAGAAGCTGGAAGGGTTCATTGGCAAAACGGGTATTCTGGGCCTACAATATGGCGCGGGAGCAGACAAGTTCTACAACATGGTGATCGTCCTGGCCCGCAACGCTGAGCTTGATCTGGGAACGATGTGGACGCCTGAGCTTGCCAAGAAGTCCGTGGACACATACCGCCGCAAATACAATCAGATACCCGCAGGCTGGCGTCGTCTGGACTGGATACTAGCAGCGCCGTGGCTGCACAAGCACCTTGGGCCGTCCAAGTTCGGCCCATGCCTAATCTCCTACGGCAAGGTGGAAGGCCCTGGTGGGCTCTGTCTGGAATACGATGATCCCAAGAAGGAGACTTACCGCTACGGTAAATTCACGCATAAAATCTACGGGGCGAAGTTCCTGGAGAACATCGTGCAGTTCCTCGCACGCATCATCGTAATGAACGCCGCGTTGCGCCTTCGGGATAGGGGACTTAGGTTTGTTCTTCAAGCGCACGACGAGCTTGTGTTCATTGTGCCGAACGAGGGACTTGACAACGCTAAAAAGATCGTGCATGAGGAAATGACACGAAGGCCGTCATGGGCACCTGATCTGCCCGTTACAGCCGAAGTCGGTTCCGGTCCCTCTTACGGAGATTGTAAATAAGATGCCCTACATCAAACAGGATCGTCGCATCCCTCTGACGATAGCCTGCCCGCTAACTCCTGGCGAGTTGAACTATGCGTTTACCCGCATGGCGCTTGGGTACATCGAGCGGCACGGCAAGGACTATCAGCATATCAGTGAAGTGATTGGCGCGTTTGAATGTGCCAAGCTGGAGTTCTACCGCAGGCTGGCCGCGCCCTACGAGGACAAAAAGATCGCTGAGAATGGGGACGTATTTCCATGAACGCCGGTCATAGGTCCACACGCGGAGGCACAGTTGCCCGCCGAAAGTGGCTCTTAAAATATCCCGAGGCAAAGGTGCTTAATTCAGCACGTTCAAGCGCGTGGTATTATGATCGAGAGTTCTCGCTAAAGCAGAGCGATATTGTCATTCCGCCTACTTGCCCGGTGCTTGGTATTCCCTTATTTTTTACTCCTGGACGGAGGACAGCCAACACCCCGTCGCTGGATAGGCTGGACAATTCAAAGGGATATACCAAAGACAATGTTGCAGTTGTGAGTTGGCGTGCTAACGACGCCAAGGGGGACTTGTCCCTACCTGAGCTAAAAAAGTTGGCGGCATTTTATTTGCCGGTACAGCATCCCCGCTTGTACTTGGCCGGGCCAATGAGGGGATATAAGGACTACAATTTTCCTGCCTTTGACTACGCAGCAAAGCTGTTACGCGCAGAGGGCTACTTTGTTTTTTCCCCCGCTGACAACGATAGGGCGAAGGGTCGTAAGGACCCACCAATCCGAGACTGTCTGCTTGACGACACACACTGGATATGTAAACATGCTGATGTAGTCGCGCTTTTACCCGGTTGGGAAAAGAGTACCGGGGCACAAGCGGAACGGTCCCTTGCCCTTGCACTAGGTTTATCTGTCACAATCTTAGGAAGGAAATACTATGTCTAAGTCCACCCCATCGCGCGCGCGTTCTTTAAAATCCGCCGCCGCGCCGCTGCCGACCGATAGCGCCGCCCGCAAACGCATACCCATCGTCACCGGCGTACTGGATTATTTCCCTGATGCCGTGGCGGCTGTCGCTGAGGTTTCGTTTGTCGGTAACGAGAAGCACAACCCCGGCCAGCCGCTGCATTGGTCCCGCGACAAGTCGCCCGACCACGCCGACTGTATCGGACGGCACCTGTTGGAACGCGGCACGTTGGACCCTGGGACGAAGGTTCGCCACAGCGCCCAACTTGCATGGCGCGCACTTGCATTGTTGCAAATCGAAATCGAAGCCGAGCGAGCTGCCGTTATGGGGTCTGAACGCAAGATTTGAAATTTACCGGGACGGTAATTCGCTGGTTGCGCCGGCCTGGTATACAGAGTGAAATATGACCCCGCAAGCCGCGCGTGTAGCGCAGACAAACCGAGAAATGGAGCGCGGCCGTGCAATGGTCGAGCGAAGCACAAGGTACGCGCTGGTCGAGAAGTGGCTGGCGGAAAAGCGGATACTCGTCGCGGATCCGATAGACAAAGAGTACGACAATGTTGCACATGGCCTGCGCCCGACGTTGGTATCGATCGGGACGCAGACATTTAGGGAGCCGACCGAGAAGTTCCCGAGCAAGAAGATGATCGCAGACGTTTATCTAGCGTTGGAGTTCAACAAGTGACTTCGATCCAGGCGGGATTGGAATACTGACATGGCAAAAGCATTTGCATGGTCATTCTCAAAACTCAAGAATTTTGAGACTTGCCCGAAGCGGCATGAGCAGATTGACATACTCAAGAACTACCATGAGGACGAAGAACCGGGTGGTGCGCTTGAGTGGGGCAACCGAGTGCATCATGCCCTTCATGCCACGCTTGGTAAGGGCACGCCCTTGCCGTCCGAAATGAAGGATTACCAAAAATACGTGGACATGGTGGGTAAGCTGCCGGGCAAACTGTATGTGGAGCAAAAATATGCAATCACAGTGGACTTTGGCCCCACGACATACTTCGCCCCCAACGTCTGGTATCGCGGGATAGGCGACGTTGTGAAGATTGCCGGGACACGCGGCACGATCTTGGACTGGAAAACGGGTGCCATCAAGGTGGACTCTGTTCAGCTAATGCTGATGGCGCAATGCGTGTTCAGTCATTTCCCGCAGGTACAGCGTGTCCATACCGGCTACATCTGGCTCAAAGAGGACGCCACGACCGTAGAGATTTATGACCGACGCGACATGGCTACCAGTTGGGTCGGGTTGTTGGACCGCGTAGGGCAACTCGAACATGCAGCAGTGACGCAATCATACCCGGCAAAGCCGAGCGGGCTGTGCCTCAACTGGTGCCCGGTCGCAAGCTGTCAGTTCTATAAGAAGGGCGCGCGACGACGATGACATACACCGATAAAATGACATTGTGGGGCGTGGCCCTGTGGTCGAGCGTGGTGATATTTCTGCTGATCCTATGGTGGACAGTATGAAAGAGGCCATTTGTTTTATCATCGTCGCTGCCGCTGTGGTGTGGGTGTTTCACGCCGAGTACGCGCGCAAGCACCCCGATTTTACCGCGACGGTAAATTGCGGGGGAAGCTATTCCACGTTTGGACGCAACGCGACCGACAACGGGCAGGACTGTAAATGAAAGACTTTGTTGGACCGAGGATGCCGCTGGACATTCCGCTGTTCCTGATCATACCGCAGGAGGAACGGAACCAATCGTGGAAAGGTCGCACGGTCACAAGCCAGTTCCACAGCGAAACAGAAGATGCTTGGCGAGTTCGGGAGCAAGAACGACGCGATCTCATTGCTGCCGAGATCAAGGCCAAGAACGCGCGCGGGCTGGCTAGATTAAAGGCGCAGCACGAAGGCCAGAAGTATGACCGCAAGACACGGACTTGGGTAAGGGTCGATGAGTTAATGGAGGATGCCGATGCGTTACCTGTCGAGTGAACGTGGTGAGCAACAAGCAAAACTGGCGCTAGGAATAGGAATGATTGTTTTTCCTTGTCTTGGCGCTGCCGCTTTTCTAGGTGGATGGCACGGATTTTTTCTCGCACTTGGTCTTTGTGTGGCAACGATAATGGTAATTAGCGGGATCATCGTAATCCTTCAAGCTCTGGATTGACGGAGAGAATTGTGCGTTGGCAAAGCGAGACATATCAACAGTGGGAAACCCGCTGTTCCGAGTGGCACGAATGGTTCGCATGGCGTCCAGTGAAGGACCGCGAGAACGGTTACCGCATGTGGATGGAAAAGGTGTTGCGCAAGCTAAGCAAAAGTCCACACCGCTTATGGGACTTTAGGCCCATCACCATTCTGGAGAGTGACCTGAAATCACAGGCGACCATAGATGCGTGTATTCGGCGGGGAACTCGCAAATGACGCCCGAAAAAAACAAAGTGCGCTGCGCCGAGTGTGATTGGTTCGGCAAGGCCGAGCAGATCGACCGGGTAAAGGACCCCTATCCCGGCAGCGACATGGTGTGGGATATCTGTCCTCGATGCCGCAACGCCGAGTGCGTCCATGCAGTATGCGACGAGCCCGGCTGTACCCGTGAAGTAAGCTGTGGAGCGCCGTCTGAGGATGGCTATCGCTCGACCTGTAGTGAACACTCAATGTGGAGGAAAGAGCAACGTGACGCCCGAAGGCAAAGTCAAAGCGAAGGTTAACGCCGCGCTTAAACCACTTATTGAGAAGGGGCTGGTATGGAAGTTCATGCCAGTCCAGTCGGGGTACGGAACCCCGGCCTTGGACTATTTGCTATGCGTTAATGGCCGTTTCATAGTGATCGAAACTAAGGAAACGGGAAAGAAGCTGACCGGGCGCCAAACGACCACAGCCTGTGCTATGATAAATGCAGGTGCTGTTGTGTTCGTGGTCGATGGGCCAATTTCACTTGACCGAGCAATAGGAAAAATACTCAAATGTCTTTAGAACACACCTTCGGGTTACAGCCCGACGCCAAGCAAAAAGTCGCCAAGATGGATGCCAAGGTGCGCAAGTTCATTAGCCGCTGTCTGGTCGAGGGCGACACGGCTGTAACCTTGGCTCCAGCACTCCTGGCGGCCGGGTGCGACATGCTGGAAACCGCAACGGGCAACCACGACAAAGCGGTACTCGCCCTCAAGGCGATGACCTTTATGTTCTCGCAGGCACATAAGACGAAGCCACACTGATGCCGGTAATCGTTTCCAAAGCCACGAAACAACTCTTGGTGCCGCGCGTTACCGCGGTGGTAAATCTTTTTCCCGAGGCCGACACGCTGACTCACCAGTCGCAAGATTACCTCGTCTTGCCGCACAAGCTGCGCGAATATAAAATCCTCAAGCATCTGGGCTTCAAACTCCCCAACCCGTTCCTGACGTATTACGATTGGAAAGGTGGCAAGCCCTTCGCCGTGCAACGCTCGACGGTTGGACTTTGCACCACCAACCCGCGCGCCTATGTGTTGAATGACATGGGCACCGGCAAGACCAGGGCGGCGCTGTGGGCGTGGGATGCACTGAATGACGAAGGGTATGCGAAAAAACTCTTGGTCGTCGCACCCTTGTCTACTCTCAATTTCGTGTGGGCGCGGGAGTGTTTTGCGACACTTCCAAGGCGCAAGGTGGTCGTGCTACATGGCACGAAACAGCAGCGCCTAAACAAGCTGGCCGAGAACGCCGACATTTACGTCATCAATCACGATGGGATAAAAGTGATCCACGAAGCGTTGGAAGCGCGCATGGATATCGACACGCTGATCCTCGATGAGTTAGCTGTGTATCGGAACAACTCTGATCGCTCCAAGCTCATGCGCAAGTTCGCAGAACGCTTCCAGTGGGTCTGGGGTATGAGCGGCGAGCCGATGCCCAACTCACCTGTCGATGTGTGGTCGCAATGCAAGATCATCACTCCGTCCAGTGTGCCGAAGTACAAGCGGCAGGCCGAGGACATGCTGATGACCCGCGTAAGCCAGTTCATCCTGCGCCCTAAGCCCGATGCCGTGGACACAGCGTTTCGCTGGATGCAGCCGGCAGTTCGGTTCGCCCTCGATGATGTGGTGGAGCTACCGGATAGTATCTCGCGCACGATCGACGTGGAGCTGAGCGCCCAGCAGAAAGAAATCTACCACAAGGTAGCGACCGAGTTCCAGGCGATGGTCAAGGACAAGTCCATCACCGCGTTGAACGCCGGGGTGGCCATGAACAAGCTCCTTCAGATCGCGGGCGGGTGGGTTTACTCTGGTTCGCCAGTTCAGACGATTAAGCTCGATAACAAGGCGCGGATTGACACTCTTGTAGACTTGGTAAATTCTGCCGCGCGCAAGGTGTTGGTGTTCGCACCGTTCAGGCACACGATCCAAGGCATATCGGAAGTGTTCTCCGGTCTGAAAGAACCCATCGAGCATGTGGTCATACATGGGGATGTGGCCGACCGGGACCAGATATTTAATTTGTTCCAAAACACCGACAAATACAAGGTGTTACTGGCGCACCCACAGTGCTTGGCGCACGGCCTGACTCTGACAGCCGCTGACACTATCATTTGGTACTCGCCAACGGCGTCTTTGGATATCTACGACCAAGCGAACGCCCGCATCCGGCGCGTGGGGCAGCATCACAAACAACAAATTCTTCATATCCAATCAACTCCTGTTGAACGGAAGATTTACTCTTTACTTCGGACCAAAACTAAGATACAGGATCAACTACTGGAAATGTTTGAGAACGCAACGGAGAAGGCAACATGACAATCCCCAAACAGACAAAAGCGCGCATGGCAGCGTACAAAAAGAAAGCCATGTGGTCCCCGCCCGCATGTACCTACTGTGGCACAAAATTCGGTGGCCGCGACCTCGGGTCACATGTAGACAACGAGCATAGGTTTACCCCCCTCTGTTGCGGGTGTTATTATGATGATCCGCGTCGGCGTGCTACAAGGTGGACGATGCCGTGAGGCGAAGTTACGCAGGAATAGGAAACCCGAAGTTTCGCCACGGCGAAACTGGTTCGCGGCGATGGCGCGCGTGGGTAGATATGCGCCTACGTTGTACCAACAAGAACCGAAAAGATTTTAATAATTATGGTGGCCGCGGTATTTGTGTCTGCAAGCGGTGGGAGGACTACGATGCCTTTGCGGTTGACATGGGGCCGCACCCAGGCAAGGGGTGGACACTTGACCGGCGAAACACCAACGGCCACTACTGCAAATCGAATTGCCGGTGGGCTACTCGCACGACCCAGAATAGGAACCAGCGACGTACAAAATTTACTGCCTTGGTAGTCGGAGAAATCCGTAGCCGGTATGCGGCTGGAGAAACACAAGTCGCCCTTGCTAAAGAGTTCAAAACGTGGCAGGGGTATATCTCTAACTTGATCAGTCGGAGGGTATGGAAATGAGCGACCTTCAAACTACAATCGATAAAAGAGTGGACCAGTATATCCAGGTTCGCAACGCGCTCAAAAAGCTTGATGATGAGTTTGAGCAGAAGCGGAAACCTCTCGTTGAGGTTCAACAAATGTTGAGCGGCTGGATGCAGGCGTTCTTAACGAAGGCAAAAGCAGATAGTGTTAAGACCGCGCATGGGACTTGCTACCAGTCCACGCGATACACCGCGTCGTTGGCCGACCCCGAGGCATTTATGAATTTCGTGATCGCCAATCAGGCGTTCGATCTCATTGACCGCAAAGCTAACGCTACAGCTTGTAGGGACTATGCGACCGAACACAAGACATTGCCGCCCGGCGTAAATATGAGCGCCGTCAAGACCGTGGGTGTTCGTAGCCCACGCACCTAAATTACCGTGACGGTAATCAACCCCCAGGAGAACCCGATGGGAACGGAAATGGAAGTGTTCAAAAACTCTAAGCCCGCGCAGGCTTTTACCGGGGAACCGGTGGAGAGCTTGGCCGAGGGCATTGGCTCCAGTTACGGGGTCATCCACTACAAAGGGAAGGTGTGGTCGCTGCGCTACCGCGGCGAACAGTTCACCTTTACTCGCCCCGACGATGGCACCCCGGTAGGGCACATCGACGTGATCATATTGGGAAAGGGCAAACAAAAGTCCAAATCCTACTATGAAGCATATGACCAGAACGCCACTGGTGGGCGCCCGATCTGCGCCTCTATCGACGGGGTTGTGCCCGACGATGACGTGACCAAGCAACAGTCAGTAGCGTGTGGCATCTGCCCGCGCAACGTCTGGAAGACCAACGCCGAGGGTCGCAAGAGCCGGGAATGTTCCGACTATATGCGCCTTGCCGTCCTGCTCCTGCCGACGCAGACCAAGCTCGCTATTGGCTCTGCTCTGATGGAGCCGGTGTTCCTCCGTGTCCCGCCTGCATCGCTAAACAATCTGGCGGTGTTTGGCGAAACCATGAGCGGGCAGGGCTGGCCGATGCACTCGTTCGTGACCCGCATCCGGTTCAACCCGGACGTGGCGCACCCCGAAATGGTGTTTTCGGCGCTCCAGGCCCTGACCGATGCCGAAGGCCCTGTGATCAACCCTCTGCGCAAGGACGCGCTTACCCTGCGCATTACAGGGGGCGATCAGGCTCCCAGGGAGCAGCCGGTGGCCCTGGCAGCCTCAGCGGCCCCGCCAGCGGCTCCAGCGCCTGCGCCTGCGCCTGTTACCGCCACGGTAATCCCCCCGAAGCCTGTTGAGCCCACAACGGTAGATACGGGCCTATCCAGCCTGACGGGCAAGGATACGTTGATCAAGATCGTGGAACCCCCGCCGCCGAAGGTACAGTTGGCTGAAACGGTTCAGGTAGACCCGCCTCTGGCTGGTCCAATCCTGGATTTGACCGCCAACCCCCCGGCAGCTCCGGCTCCGCAAGCAGCCGCACAAACTGTGCAAGATACCGGTGAACCCGAGGTAAGCGATGCAGCGTTGGACGCGCGGATTTCAGGTCTTCTGAAAATCTAAGTCCAATGGCTACATTAAGCGAGTTCATGTCCCGAGTTGTGGCGTGGCCGTCCGATCCAACGGGCGGCTACGTCAACTTGCATTGGAAAACCCGCAACCCAAAATATCCGGGGAAAGAGTTCTGGAGCGGCAGGCCGACGCAGACAGTGAAGGGGTTCGTTGATATTGTTCATTGGTCAGTGGGCAGCAAAAATATCACGGATATCTATTACTGCCTGTCCACACAGAACGCGATTGGCAAGGACAGTCACGGCCGTACTAAGGTGCTAAGGTTGCAAGACAACGCCACGGCGCTCAAGGCAATCTGGCTCGACATTGATATCAAGACGCCGCCACACGGCTACGCTACAATAGGGGAGGCCCTCGATGCACTGGAAAACTTCATCCGAGCCGCCGCCCTACCTGTGCCTACTGCCCTTGTCGGTAGCGGCGGCGGTCTTCATGTGTACTGGATTAGTGATCGTCCTCTTACGGTAGCGGAATGGAGGCCATATGCGGAAGGGCTTAAAACAGTTGCTCTCCAATTCGGATTGCGTTGCGATGCCGGTGTCACTACTGACTGTGCCAGGGTGCTTCGCGTACCCGAAACATCCAACTTCAAATCAGAGCCACCCAAGCCGGTACGCCTCCTCGGCCTCCGAGCCGACGATTATGTTTTCGCAACAGACCTTTCTGCGCTGGCTCAAGTGGCGCCGACAGCTCCAAGCCCCGTACACCCGAAAACGACGCTTGATGAAACTAAATTCCCCAAGCGCCCCATTCCTCCTGGGGGCATTGAAAGCCTTGCAGAAGGACTTGGATATGAGGATGGCCCGCCTTTAGACCCGAAGCCAATAATCAAAGGGTGCCCGTTCCTGCGCACGGCCTTTGTCACTGGCGGCAAAGACTACACACAGCCGATGTGGAACCTCTCGACGTTGGCCGCAACATGGATGGAGAACGGACATGCGCTCGCTCATCAGTTTGGCAATAAGCATCCTGGCTACAGCGTGGACAGTACTGAGGCTCTTTGGAACCGGAAAAATAAAGAGCGCGAGGTTCGTAACCTCGGATGGCCATCATGTACCGCTATCCAAGCTGCCGGCTGCGCTGCATGTGCTAGTTGCCCGCACCTTGCGAAACGAAAATCGCCGCTGAATTTGGCTGCGCCAGTAGTGACAAATGTGTCACAGCCCGCGCCTGGAGTTGTCGTTCAGAAAAGCGATATCCTGCTTCCGGCTGGATACTCGCTCGACCCGAATGGGTTGATCAGCAAGATCGTTGAGGAGCCGGTAAAAGGGGGACCGCCGATCACCAAGTTGGTCCCGATATTTCACTGTAAGATCACAGCCCCGTGGCACCAGCTTGGGCCCGAGGCTTTGAATTTCACAGTGTCCACAGATAAAGGAAACTTGAAAGCAGTATCAGTGCCGATGAAAGATATGGCCACCGCGTCCGATCTCATGCGATGGATGCTTGGTCACTCGATTACCCCTTGCGTCAAGCACGCAACAACCGTACAGGAGTTCGCCGTGAGCTGGATATCAAAACTGCGCGACGCGCAAAAGGCTACTTCATCGCTACCGTTTGGCTGGCTGTATGACCAGGGCAAGCGCCGTGGGTTCGTCTACGGCGGCATAATCATGAAGGACGATGGCACCGACAGCCCCTCTGGGTATGGCGATGCCGAAATCCGCAAGCAGTACAGCCCGACCGGGCAACTGACGCCGTGGCTGGATGCGCTCAAGGTCATCCTCGATCAGAAGCGCCCCGAGCTGGAGTGCATCGTGGCGACAGCTTTCGCGGCGCCGCTGATGGTCTGCCCCGGCGAGTATAACATGCTGCTCAGCGTGTATGGAGAAACCGGCGCTAACAAATCCTCAGCTATGAACGTGGCGACGGCTGTGTGGGGGCACCCCAAGCTGGCGAAGGAAGTCACCTTGACGACTTCCCGATCAGCCGTTGGCAAGATGGGCGAGATAAGGAACCTGCCATTGTATTGGGACGAAATCAAGAACAAGAAGACCCAGGTCAAAGTTTTCGATGCCATCTTCGGCACCGAGGGCGTCGGCCCTGGTCGCATGGCCTCTGACACATCGCAGCGTCCCAAGACTGATTGGCAAACGATGATGTGCATCTGCGCCAATATCAGCTTCATCGACTGCGTGGCCAAGGAGTTGCGGCAGTCAGCGGCGGGCATGCAGCGCGTCATGGAATACAAGATCAAGAAGCCGCCAGCCGGGGCACCAGGACAGCTACAGTCTTACGATGCCACCCGCATCATGCAGCATCTGGAACACAACTACGGGGTCATGGGCCTCAAGTATGCCAAGATGCTCGCGTCAGACCCGGTGGCGATTGACGGCTACGTCATGCAGGTCGTGGACTCGTTCGCCAGGGAGCTTGGCATGGTTCCGGAAGAACGGTTCTGGGCGGCGGGAGCGGGCGTGATCCTGGCCGGTGCTGGTCTGGCTAACGAGCTGTTGAAAGTATCAGGCTTCGCTGGGCAGTTCGATATACCCGGTCTGCGCAAGCTGCTCAAAGCGACAGTCATCCACATGCGCACCCGCATCCTCACCGATAACGTGGAAGGTGGCACGGAGGACAATACCGAGAGTGTGCTGACCGGGTTCCTCAAGGCGTTCACCGCCGAGACTGTCTACACGGACACCTATCCGATGGGCCAAGGCAAGCCGAAGCTGGTGACGGTCTTGGAGCCGTCGCCGTCGCTTCAGCACCCGAAGCCGATCCAGGTTCATTGGGCGGTCCAGGACAAGCTGTTGCGGATTAGCCGGGATGCTTTTACCGAGTGGTTAGGCACCAACAACATGTCCGTGGCAGACGTGATGGATGGGCTAAAAAATCATTTCAAAATGACCACCGTGAAGTCTCGGTTGGCGGCTGGGACGCTCTATCCGTGCGGGCGAGAAATGCTCATGCACATTCCAGTCCCTGACGACTCGCCACTGGCCGAGCAAATGTACGCGCACGGCGGGGCGCCCGATGGGTGGACCCCGCCAGTTACCGCGGCGGTAACGCCCAAATTTGAAGGGACACCGGCGCCGCTTAGCGTGGACATGGATAAAGCCCGCGCGCAGGCAGTGAAGGACTTAGAACTTGTCAGGAGTCAAACATGAGTCGGAAGCACCAAGGATATTCGGACTTAGCGATGGCGTTCGGGCGCGCTTGTGGGTTTATTTTAGTCGTTAGCTTCAGCGCGTTCGTTGCAATCTGGAGCATCAGTTGGATCATCAAGGCTGTCAAAATAATTTACGCCAGTATATAGTGTGGCGGAACCCCCACGGCGTTTTTGGCGCGTAGATTTTATAGCCCTCGTTGATCAAGCTGTTGGCCGACGCCGGTGTGTCACTGGTGTCAGATACGCACCCTTTCCATTTTAGTTTTCGGGCATAACGTTCACGCACCCTGATCATTCGTTGCTGGATGCCCTGGCCGCGATATTTCGGATGCACACCGGCCCGCGCAAGGTAGCCAAACCCTTTATTCAGTTTGCCCGGCAGGAGGCCAGCAAAGGCAATCGGCTTGGCGTCGTCAAAAACGAGCCACCAATAGCCGCCTTCAAATTCTTCAGTTTTTAGACGGGGGCAAGTGTCGTCCGTAAAGCAAAGGGCGTGGAGAGCGTGCAGCTCCTCAGCCCAAAACTCATCAGTAGCGTCCACACGCTTGATGGCGAACGGCCTATACATAATCGCCCCCCGGTCATCGCTTGAGGACCTTCGCGGTATTCTTCGGCACGACACCGGGGCTTTTGGTTCCCTTGCCAAAGTCTTCATCTGAGGATTTGTTCTTTTCCGTGGTGAACTCGTTCGGCGTTTTCAGAAAGTCAGTCGTGCGCCCGAGAACGGACCCACCCTTGGCATATTTGACATTGGCGATATCGCCACCTTTTGCATATGACATGTGCCGCCCCTTGTCTGCTTGGTTGAAGTCTTTCGCTACTGAAACGGGCGGTCCGCCGCCACCTGGTTTATGCCACCCGTGGGCCACTGCGGCCATCAGGCGGGCTTGAGCTTTTGATGTGCTTGGCATAACACGCTCCCCTTAAAAAGTTATTTATGCCCAAGGATGCTGTTTAGCCAGCCTTCCACGGGGTTCGAAGGATGGGCATAGCGGGTAACGGCGGCCTGCTCGTTCTTGCTGGGGGCCATCTTTTCATAGGCGCGCGATTTGGCACTTGGGTTCTTGATACCCAGGGCCTGGTCGCGGATGCCCTTCAGGATGCCCTGATTACGGCTGGCATTTACTGCGGTGCCGACCGGACTCACCAGCCCCTGCGCAGTATGGAGCCCTTCCTGAGCGGCCACGCGAACGCCTGCCCTGGCGCTCCCGTGCAGCGCGGTCGTAACATCACCTGGTTCCACGATATTCTTGTTTGCAAAGTCCTTATTGTGGAGAGCTTCAAGACCCGTGTTGGCCAGCGGCGGAATGGTAAAGGTGTCCCGCGCTGCCTGCAACGCATCGCCTGTACCAGCTCGGGCTCGCGCAATCGCGTTCGGGATCGCTATTGGGCCACGGCGATACACAGACGCATCCGGGTTGTTCGTGATCCACTGTGCCACCTTGTCGAGGGCGGGGTAGATGCCAAAGGCCAAAACACCCATCATCAGTAAATGGCCGACTGCTTCTGCGCGATCCTTCCCAGTCGCGTTCGGACTGAGCAGGTCCTTTGCGACATTGGCGTAGGCGTTCCACACGCCAGCATGGTAGCGGCCGAACGCTGACAGTTCAGGCGACTGCATCACTTTGGATAGGAAGCGTGACCCCATCAGGCGCGACGCCACCCGATAATTGGGGAAGTATTTCTCAGCCTGGGTGATCGCGTCCTCCATTGACATGCCGTTGCGCATGTTCTCTTTAAGATGCTGGACCAAGAACACGTCATTGGAATACCACATGGCGTGCTTCGACGCATTGTAGATGCCCTTCACCATATCGTCCACGCCGACACCAAATGTCTTCGCAACCGGCCCCCATGTCGCTGGATCGCTTTTTATAGTTAGACCGGCTGCATGGGCGATTTGTCCGACGATATCCTGAGTGACCGTGCTGCCGTAAATAAGCCCGGCGCCCTTGTCCAGCGCTTCCTTGTAGAACGCATCCTGGGTCATCACGGACTTCATTGCGTCACTGCCGTCCAAATAAAGGCTCTTATAGCCCCGAGGACGAAGCCACTCCAAGCCGCGTGCAGTGAACCAATGGGTTCCCACGTTCTCGAAATGGGCTGTCGGCAACCAGAACAGGAGCTTGGTGACTTGCTGCGAGAACCGCCGCACTTTATCCCAGGCACTATCGGCAGCACCAAAGCCGGGCCGCTGGAAGTCGTCCATGACTTCGGCAAGCCGCGGGTGCATATACCAGCCCTTGAAGGCTTTAAGGTCTGTCGTCTGCCATTTATTTTCCGCTCCCAGCTTGGCGTTCTGAGTGGCAAGCTGCCGATCGCCGGACTGGAACTCAGGCGAAGATTTCTGTTTGTCGATATATTCCAAATGCCGCAAGACAGTAGACAAGCGTTGTTCCGCCAGGATCGCTGACATGATGGCGCTCTTATGGTACTTGACGCCAGTCTGCGCTTCGATCTCGTCGGTCGTAGCCTGCCCCATCTTATAAGTGTTCTGGCCATTGGTGTACGTGTCCCCGTCTTTGAACTCAAAGGTGGGGTCCTTGACCATGTGTGGTTTGCCGTTGCGCCACGACAGGAAGCCACCCTTCTCGGAAGGTGAAATAACGAAACGCTGCCCGTCCGAACGCTCCAACCCAACGAACTTGCGTTCGTACATGGGTCCCACCTTGCCACTATAGAGCGGGTTGGTAGTACCTTGGATAGGGTCGCCACTGATACCGGTTTTCAAGTTATCGGGAGCCAGCTCATCGCCCTCACCGCCGATACGCATACGCCAGATATGGTTTGCCACTTTTGGGCCGAGCAGCCCTGGTGCAAGCTTTTCGATCTTGGCAAACATCGTATCGGCGTTATCAAGGTGGGGTTTGATCCAGCGGTCAAACAGCGTCTTATCGCCCTTATTCAGGCTGCTTACTGTGTCCGTGTCCTGCGCCTTATAGAGTTTGCCGTCGATGGCCTGGACTTCTTTCGGCATATTCTTCGCGGCCTGGCGTGCGTCAATCTTGTCGCGTGTGTCCCCACCCCGTAGATTGGCAAAATCCTGGCTCAAAGAATTGGCATAGTCCTCCTCGGCCGACCGGGACCCCTTTGCGGCATAAGTCTTGGACTTAGGCGCGTCGAACGTCTTGGCGATTGCCTTCGGATTTAGACTGCCAGCCTCGTCAGTGAACATCGTCTTAAGCGTGTTAGCCGCGGGTTCTTCCTTGACACCACGCTCCAGCGCTTGCAGCTCAGACTCACGCTGGGCTTGCTCCTTGACTTCTTTCGACTTGCCAGCGTACTTCGCCTTGATCTCGTCCGTTACCTCTACCTTGCGTACCTCGCTTGGCTTGTCCTCGGGCGCCTTCGTAGCGGTCTTGGCCGCAAGAGTACGGGCCTCCCGTTGCCGCTTCTGCACAGCCATTTTCTCTTGCTGCGCGGCCAAGCGATCGTTGTTCTCTAGCTCCCACTTCGACTTTGCCGGTTGGCCAGTCAGGTCATCGGGAGCGTTCACCAGTCCCTCAGTGGTCTTCGCCATGTCCGCTTTAATGTCCGCCTGCTTAGCCGCGGGCAGCTCAGCGATATCAAGGGTCTTCGTGCGCTCAACCGGGGCCAAGTCCGCAGCCTTGACCGGCACAGGAGGCGTGTCCTTCTCGGCTTCCTCATGCGGTGTCTCGCCGGGGAACTTACGCGCCTGCTCAGCTTCAGCGCCGGCAAGAGCAGCGTCGCCCGATCGCGGGTTGTTGGCGGTTTCGCCTTCGCCCCGCTTGTCAGCCTTGTAGGCAGCGATATCTTCCTCGCCGCCGCGCAACAACTTTTCATTGGCGACAAATTTGGCGATCTGTTTCTCAGTCATACGGCCCTTGATCAAGCGTTGGGCTTCATTCAACCAATGCCAATGCTCGGGCGGGTCCTGTGGCCGATACGCGGCTACGGCGTCCTTGTCATCGTTCGCGGCTTTCGCTTCGCCTACTGCCCGAGTTAGGCGCGCGCGTAGCTGGTCTTTAGTCTCCGTGCCCTTTGGCGTGTTGTTATCAAACGCCTTCTCAACAGCTTCGATCGCCTTAGTACGCGCGTCGGCCAGTTTCTGGGTCTTGGCAGTGACACCAAGATCATCAATCTCGAACCCGGTCTTGTCCAGGCGTGGCGTAGCCAGCGTTTTTGTGAAGTCTGCCTTTCCGCCCCGGCTGTTGAGCAGTTTTGCAGCTTTACCGGCTTCGGATATTTGTTTAGCCCGCGGTAGGTCACGTATTTTGGTTTCAAGAGCATCAGCCGCTGGTCGTGACTTTTCGTTTGCACGTAGTCCTTCGAGAGTACGCTTCACAAACTTCGGATAGGTTGGCGCCGCAGGTGCCTTTGCAGGTATTTCGGCGGTCTTGAACCCCTCGATCTGTTTTTGGAACGCATCGGCGTCATAACCGCGCTTCTCCAGCCACATACGTTCGGCATGGAGGCCAGCTTCCTTCGACGCCTCAAGCTGGGTAGCGAAGGGCATTTTTTGCTCAGGCTCTTTACCGAGCATGTCAAGAATTTGGCGGCGGGTATTTTCACGGATAGCCAAGGCGTGCGCCGGGTCAAGCGATTTAGTTGGCTGCTCGCTGCCAGGTACAGTCTTTGCCTCGATCACGCGCGGTACGCGCGGATCAATAAGCGCTTCGGTGTTGGCCCGGTTCGACGCCACCATATTCGGCGCCGGCTGCTCGCGCCGTATAAGTGTGCCACGCATAGATTGGTCGACATGAGGGTAGGAGTCGCCTACCCCAGGCGCCTCATAAGACGTAGGCTTGGCGCCAGTAGGAATAGTTTCCGAGTCGGCCGACTCGGGGGCAGTCGCAGCTTTCGCTGGGCGCTCAGGCACCGCGGCTTGTTCGGCTGTCTCCGGCTTGAACGCTTCACCCTTTTGCGGGGCGGTGACTTTTGCCTGGACCTTGGCGCCAGCTTCCCGTTGTGCTTTGGAAGCGTCAACCAGGTCCTCATCAGACGTGCGGCTCAAGTCGGCCTCGGGCGCCGTAGCCTTGGCGTTCTTGTTGAACTCAGGTGTCTTGGGCGCAGCTTCAGCAGTCAGTGGTTCCACCTTCCCAGGGGCCCGCACACGGGGGAATTGAGCGTCTAATTTTGCTCCGTCTTGTGTCGGCGCGTTCTCAGTGTTATCGTTGGCCGCGGGAGGCGCGGTCTGTGAAACAGGCGATCCAGTAGTGGACTCCTTGGTGGCGTCCGCCGTAGAGAGTACGTCCTGGAACTCTTGCGACACGCCGTTTTGCACGTTTTCAACGGCCGCTGAGCCATCTGACACAGGCGCCTTTTTCGCGTATGATCCGTCATTGCCGCCATCGCGCTCACCCGGCTGCGTGTCCGTATTGCCTATACCAGGCACGTCTTCCTTGACCGGCGTGGCTTCTTGCGCAACGCCACTGGCGGCCAGCGGACCGGGCGTGCCGTGACCCATATATTTAACGATACGATCTCCAACAGTTTCACCAAGCTTGGCGAGCTTTGTAGGAAGGCCACCGCGGACTTCGTTGAACACGCCACCTTCCAACGCAGAAAGGGCAATAGCTTTCGGGTTATACCCCTCGCCTTCCACAGCTTGTTGTGCAGTGGTGACACCGCCCATGAACCCAGCGGTGGTCAAGTGCGACGCGATATTAGCCGCGCCCTTCCACGCACCAGACTTGAACCCGGCAACGACGCCTGGCACACTGCCGAGCAAAGCGGCGTTGGGGTTTGCTTCCGCATTTACGCGCTGCTGTTCCGTGTCATCTATGCCAAGCACACGCTTCACAATGTCCTGAGCCTTGGTAAGCGCGCCGCCTGCAATCAAGCCACCGCCGAGTGCGCCGATGCCCATACCAACGAACCCACCTACCGGGTTGCCGCCAGTGAGCGCTAGACCAGCGACGCCGCCAACACGGGCGCCAGCGGTCATAGCCGGGATCGCGCCAACGGCTGGAATGATATCGCTCGCGGCGGCGCGCGCGGTAGTCATAGTCGGGCTCTCGGCTGCTGGATGGGCCGCCATATCAGCATCAGAAATGAAGTCCGGCGACGCCGCTTGCTGCGGCTGCGACCGCTGCATATCAGCGTCAGAAATGAAGTCAGGTTGGGCAGATTGCTGCTGTGACTGCTGCATATCAGCATCAGAAATGAAGTCACGGCTCTGCGAGTCCGGTGGCGGTGGAAGGCGCGCCCCCTGTTGCATTTCACTGTCTGGAATAAAATCAGCAGCCACCGTAACACCCTATCATTGTGGCGGCTGAGAAGACCATCCGCCCTGGACCTTGTAGTACGTCTTCCCATCCTTCTGCATCGTGGGAACATTTGCAGACGGTGCATTAGCGGTGGCACCTGGAGGAGCAGCGCCCCTAGCTGGAGCCCCTTGTGTTTTATCCAAGAAGTATTTCGCAATAGCTTTACTCTGCGCCGATCGCTCTGTTCCAAGTAACCCAGCGGTTTTTTCCTCAGCGTTATACACGCTTGCAAGATGGGCGTCCTGCGCGCTTGCACCCGCTGAATTGGCTTTCGCCAATTCACCAGCCAGCTTCTGGTCGGCCTGGTAGTCCTTCCCCTTCACATAATTATCGCTGGAGTACATCTTGGCCTTGGCTCCCTCTTGAGCGCCATACAAGCGTGAGTTCTTGGCCACTGAAAGGGAGCTTGCGTGCGTGGCCTGTGCAGCCATCGTGTCTTGAACATACTTCTGACGACGCGGATCACCGGCCATTGGATATATGTCCGCCGCGTCCTGTTTGATTTGCTGCATTGACTTTGAGTTGAACCCCATTGGATCATCAGGATCAGCCGACTTCTGCGGTGTCTGCCCAACCTGGTCACTCTGGACAGACGTTTGCTTCTGTTGTCGTTCGCGCAACCACTGTTGCGGGCTAACGGTTGCGCCGGGTTGGTCGCCTGTACCCTTGTCAAAATAAGCTTCGTGCCCGCTGTCCGTGTTCGGACCAACGTTGTCGCTGTAGACCTTCGTCTTGCCACCATACGGCGCGGACTCAACGTGACGGCCTGGCGGCTGCCAGACGCCGTTCGGGTCCTGGACCCACCCCTGCGCTTTCGCTGCCTGGGGGTCAGTCACCTGGCCCTGTTTATTGAACTGTAGCGACTGGCGGCCTTGCGGCTGACCTTGCCCTTGCGTCTGATCGGCCTGACCCGGCGCCTGGCTGGAACCCTGCGTCTGATCTGCCTGACCCTGTGGCTGTGACTGGCCGCCGCTCTCGTTGAGCCGTTGCGCCGGCACAGACATGTTCTTTTGCTGTTTGAGCGTCTGGAGAACAGGCGTCAGTCCGCGCTCATACAGATTATCATACAGACCGCTTTTGCCCATATGCAAAAGATCATCGAATTGCTGTGTGTTCAGATCGACTGGCGCTGCCGGTTTATCTTCGCCCAATGTTTTTACCGCCACGGTAACACCAGTGGCAGTCGGAGTGAACACCGCACTTTTGCCGTCGAGCATGTGCGTGAACGCCTGCGTCGCGGCCTGGGCGGCAGCAGGAATATCGGGTGCCTTATTAGGGCTGCCATTAAGCGCTGCGCGCGCGAACGCCTGTTTAGCGTTAAACGACTGCATGTTGGCGGCAACAACTTTAGCGGCTGCCTCCGGGCCACCATCTTCATGGGCGGCTTCGACCGCTTTCAGGTTGCGCGTATCAGGGTCCATCTGGCCTTGCGGATCGACCTTCTGCGCCATCTGGTTCGCCAGGTTCTGGTCGCCGTCACCGCCCCTAATGTAATTGATGAGCCGCTGGGCGCCCTGGCGTAGCAGTTGATGTGGCGCCGTTCCGCCTGGGAATGAAGGTTGCCCCTGTTCCGGGATAGCCTGTTGCGGCTGCCCCTGGCTGGATTGGTCGGTGCTGTCATCCGAACCCTGCTGGATCGGCTGTGGCGCCGGCGCGGGTCCGCCCGCCTGGTCAGTACTGTCATCCGAACCCTGTTGTAGTTGGTCTTCTACCGAGCCGCCTGGATCGAACGCCTGGACCGAACCACCCTTGGCGAGCGACTGGGTATCCTCGTCGCCGGTATCGAGCGCTGAAGTCTTCTGCTTGTTTATAAACGCACGCGGATCAAACTTGATAGGGCCGCGCACAGTCTGAGTTGCGGCGTTCCCACCCCACGACTGGGGACTGTTGTCATTGATCTCCGACTGCGAGGCTGGCATAGCGCGCGTCTTCGGGGTATCCGCAGCGGCGACTTGCTGGTTGCCGCCGCCGAGCCCGTTCTGTTGCCGGCGCAAGCCAATCGCTTCCTTGACAATATCTAGCGCCGAGGAAACGTCCCCAGTGTCTTGGGCCTGACCTTGACCCTGATCGGAACCAGCGCTGGCCTCAGTCGGAATAGCTCCTTGAGCTTGCGAGTTATCGCCTCCACTACCTTCGTCATCGACTGGTCCCCCCATATCAAACGCTTGCGCAGCGCCAAAGTCTGCTGACGCGCCGAGATAGGGTTTCGTCGGGTTCACTGTATAGGAATTGGACATATTAGGCTCCCATCGCCTGCGAGGCAAACGCCGGCGCACCTTGCGGGGGTGCAACGCCGCCTGGCTTGCCGTGCGCTGGCGCCGTCATGCGGGCTTTGCGCGACTGCGCGATAAGCTTCTGGAAGAACTCCTCGCCCTTCCAGCGGGCCACGTCACGCGGCACAACGAACTCCTCGGCGTTCAACTGCGCCGGAACGTCATCGGTCTGCATACCTTGGCTCGGGCTGGCGTCCTGGGGAACTTGTCCGCCAGATGTGCTATCGTCCCCGATCGCGCCGCCCGCTGCATACCCAGTGCTGTCATACTGTGACGGATCGCTATATCCGCCTGGACTATCTGACAGACTTGGATCAGTAGTAGGATCAAGCGAGCCCCCGCCACCGCCGCTGCTGTCGGGGGTAGTACCCCAATCATAATTCGAAGGCACATTCTGGATGCCGCTGCCGCCGCCACCGCCGCTGCCGCCACCACCGGATTGCGCGCCGGTATTGTCTATAAGCTGGCCGCCGCTGTAGGCGCCACTATCTTGCGGGTTTATACTATCCGCAGTCGAGCCACCGCTGCCACCGCTGCTGCCACCGCTGCTGCCACCGCTGCTTTTACTTGGCTGCGCCGGGTCCGTCGACCGGCTGGACGAAGTAGAGCTACCCGTACCCTGGGAATTGCTAACCGTGTTCTGGGCGGTCGGCGCATATTTAAGCGCGTTGGCAGCAGTGTTCTCGAAGCCACCCGCAACTTGCTTCCCGGCCGTTGCCGTATTCGTGTTAGCCAAGCTCGCATTGACAGCCTGAGCCCGGAGCTGTTGGCCCATAGTGATAGTGCGATCTCGCGCGGTCTGTCCAGCGCCGGCTTGCGCCGCTGCCTTTTGAGCAGCCTGGGCGGTCTTGGTGGCGATCGACATACCCGAGTCCGGGTTCACGCCATACTGGCGAAGCTGTTCCGAGGCATTGGCCGCGCCGGCGTCCATCGCCTGACCGGTATCAGTCTCGGCTTTGCCCATTTCCGAGCCAATACGGGACTGGCTGGAATAGGTGTTGGCGTCATTGACCATTGCGTCCGTAACCTGGGACGTTTTGGCAAATTGGTCATTGGCCCACTTATAGGTGTCGGCCGCGTACCCTTGGGCCGCGCCGGACAAGTTCTGGAGAAGCCCAGCAATTTCCGTGTTAATTGGCGCCACGGATGGCGTGGAGGTACTGGAGCTGGTGCTTTGGTTGACTGAATTTGAACCTGATGTAGACGCCATGTGCAGCCCCCGCGACAGTCGGTGGAATAGCTTTATAGCGAAGGGGTTTACAGGAGGTTAACCCCCATTTAGAACACAAATGCTGGGTCAGCCACGTCAGACGCTCCAGAGGAGGCGAGGGCGGCATTGGAGAACGCGGGTGGCCGCGTAATCGTATACGTATAAATGGGCGGATAGCCCCTCTGGCCGAAGGTGACAGTGGCAGTATCCACCGCTGGGTTTGCTATCAGATAGCGCCCAACGGCGAAATAGGGTGTCCAGTGGACCGAACACAGCGCGGCCTGTACTCCGAGGACTGTCCCATATGTCCCGGTCAAAGTGGCAAAAAGCATGTTGCCATTTACCAGTGCTTTACGTTTTTCCACCGTGTCCATGATACTTCGGTCGCCAATGTTGGCCGACGAAGACAAGGTTCCTATGGGAGTTATTAAATCATAAAACGTACCGGGAGGGCCCCAAGTAGCGTTTGCATCAGCTTCAGAAACGGGAGCATCGACCGTGGGAAGCTCACCAGGTAAAGGCGCCCTACCGCCGTTAAGGGCTCCCTGCCACACCCAAGATGGTTTGAGCGGGTTCCAATGAACACCGACGATGGTCTGAAGAAAATCCTCCTGGAAAGAAGTCATCGGTTCCACTGCCATGAGTCGCCCGTGATGCCATCTTTCATCGACAGACTCTTGATACGCTCGATCTCCACGTACTGTGATGGGTCATCCGGGTTGGTAATTTTCACCTTCTCAGTGGTGCGCGTGGCCTGGGTCCAACGAGGCTGCTTCACAGGCGGCGTAGTGTTAATTGTCTGACCCCCACCGCCGTTGTCTATATGCGGCTGCGTGAGGTTTTCCACAATCTGTTTCAGCACAGAAATCGCAGCTAGTGCGCTTTTCAAATCAGTCGCAACCGGGATCGCCGGATGCTGCTTCGGCGGCGGTTGGATAATCACTTGATCGCGTGAGTCGTGGCAAACTGGAGCGCCCATGTTAATCTCTCAACTTGTTCGGTTGTATTTGCGGATTATCGCGTTGACCGTCGCGTTGATGCCGCGAAAGATCATGACGATGACGACTAGAGCAAGTAGAGCTTCCATTTTATGCCCCTCCAGCTTGCGCTAGTTCTTTGACGCTTGTTGCAATATGCACACTGGAGATCGCCACGCGCCCCTCTAACTCAAAGTACCACTGGTCAGCTTTGAAGCCGGCAAGGATACGCAGAAGTTCACCAGAATTGCGAATTTCGCGCGTTGTAACTAGCACGTTGTCCGCATACACCCGGACGATGCCATACTGGTTGGCGCCCAACGTAAGCCAACTTGGGTCGAGCGTTGGAGTCTCATTGCGCACAGCGCTCTGAGTTGGCGAGCCTGGCGGTATGTCGAAGAACACCTTCATCGCGGCATAGTTGTTCTTGGTCTGCGACTGATAGGTCTTAGAGCGCCACTTGTACGGCGTGATGGTCGGCGCAGTGTCCGTGAAGTCGTAATACCAAATTTGACCGTTCTGGATGATCAACCCAATGCCGGTCCACTGGTCAACGAACAGGTTGTCGATATCGTAGCCGTTCGGCGCTGTGAGCTGGCAGAAGCCGATGCGATGCCCGCCTGGCTGTGGCCAGATCGTGAAGCTCTGGGCGTCAGCAGGGTTGATCTCGATCGTATACCCCATGCGTGCGATCCCTGGGGTAGGGTCGGAAGTCGTCCCAAAGGCAAAGTAGCAGGACGATTGCATGATCGCCTGGATCGACGGCGACGCAGGAACGAGTTTTTTCCACTTCTCGCGGGTGATCCACAGCTCTGTAGTGTTAGACGCTACACCTGACGGCGCGACCTTGATCAGGCCGTTGGGAGACTGATAGTATACGCCATCGGCGGCGCTCACCACGGAGCAGCGCGCGATGCACGGCTCGGGAAACATGATCTTCTGCACGGACATAGAAGACGGCGAAGCGCCTTGCGCGATGTATGGATAGGCGCTGGTGCAAGCCACAACAGCTTGCCCTACGACGCCGATACCCACGATGGGAAACTCCGTGGTCTGCACGTATCCGATCGGCCAAGCGTGCGGCCGATAGGGCTCGCAGAACCACAGCTCGTTACCTTTCCAGGCGACGGTGACGCCGTTCGGCATTGACTTGAAGCCCTGCAACCCCGCGGGCGGCGGGAACCAGTTTGTGCTGGCAAGCTGATAGTTTAACGCGATCACGCTGTCATCCACATTGTCAACATACTGCGCGGTGCCAACCGGCACATCCGCGACCCAGTAGTAGACTGCGTTGCCAGTACTGCCGCTAATCGTGCGGTAAATCCTGACTGTCTTGATGTTGCGCACCTTACCCATATCGTCCGCAGGCGGCTGGAAAAGGTCAATAGTCCAGGTCGCATTAGACCATCCGGTGATCAAGGTAGGCGGGCTTGGCGGGCCCTCCTCGTCATACTCGGTGACATAGGTGTAGAAATACGCGCGCGCTTCGACAAGCGACGCGGTAGACAGGTCGGCCCACATTTGCAGGTTGAAATTGTGCTTGATCGGCGGCGATACACCGCCAACAGGGGCGCCCGTAATCGACCCTGGATTGGTCAAATCCGTAATGGCAATGCCAACCGCAGGGCAGCCTTGTCCAATAAAAACCTGTATCTCTATGACCGTGGCGCCAGCGGGTGCATCAGCATAGACAACGGCAAACAGACCGTACACGATACCGTTCTGCATGGTGCCATATTTAAGGCTATCACCTTTGTACACCGGACCAGCGAGCGGGGTGTCAAGCGTGACCGTGAACAGAGAATGGGGTTTGTCTGTCGCTACAACGTTCGTTACCTTGACCGGATGTTCTACAGGCGGCGCAGAACTTGGTATCGAAGTGAACGGCGTCTTGAACGTATATCCAGACGGCGGGGGGATGCCAGGCGGTATTGAGTTTGGCGTATTTGACTGTTGAATTTGGATACCAGTATCACAGACCAATCCAATCCAGTAGGGCACGCCCTGGGTCAAACCGGGTGGATTTGAAAACGAGAGGATCATGTTCTGCTGTGACGGGGCTGGCGTCAAAACGTCACCGGTACTCAGGAGCGTGCCAGGCACACCATTATCGTCCGAGTAGAGAAGCGCAGCTATGTGAATAGTTAGCGCGTCGGCGCCTTGAAAGTTGAACGTTACGTCCTGAAGGCTCATTGCACCAGGCGGCGTAATCTGCATCAGATACGCAGTGTTAGCGTTCAACTGAAATATATCCGATGTTTCTGTATTGACGTTCCCTAGGCTAGCAACGTCGCCCCCGCCAGTTACATCGACACCAGGCGCGCAGCCTGGAGGCGGCACACCAAGCAGCCACCACGGCATACCGGCGTCGATACGATCGTGGGTGTTGTATTGCGGCGGCAGGCTGGGGCTCGCCGCGTAATAGCGATCGAACGTGTCGCCAACGACAGGCGACTTCATAACATCCGTGTTCTGGTCCAAGAACTCCAGCCACGTCGATGGGCCTGTGATCGTGTTGTCGGCAGTCGGGTTGTGGCCGCCAACGAACGTAGGGTTGTCCCACGCCATGTTCGCGCCAACGGAAGACACCGTGGTTGTATTATACTGCTCCCCGTAGTCAGGCGCTTTTATGGTGATTACGCTTCCATTCACCGTATTATCTGCGGTGATTATCGAGATCGACGGGTTGGCCACTGTGGCGCCGCCGTATAATAGTCCTTCACCGACGCCGACTGTCAGGGCGGCAAAGAGATTAGCAGCGCTATCAGGTGCGCTGGCCCCGAGCAGCACGTCATAGGGGTTTGTTACCGTGGCGGTAAACGTGTAGGTTTCCTCGCCCACCGTCACTGTGTTGCCCGCGACCACGTTCGAAGTAAAGCGCAACGTCGCAGTGGCCGCGGCCTTGGTGATCTTCGGGATACGGAACGCGGCTTGCGCCGAGGAGTTGTTGAGTTGGCGAAGAAGCTTGGGCTGGCGCCAACCGGTCAACCCGCCAGAGAACAGGTAGCCGTTGATCGACAACGACGCCTGTCCGTGCGGCAAAAGAGTGTTGTCCCAGGCGGGTAGCATACCGCCAAACTGCTCAAGCTTAATCGCAGACATTCTTCACCCCTTGAAAGGCACAGCATTTTTACTTTCGTGCTGATATTCGTGGGGGCGGAAGACCGGGGTCATCGTTCCGTCAGTCGCGCTCGGCGCGGGGCGCGCCGGGCGTCGTAGTTCTTGTTCCTGGGAGTATTTCACACGCTCAGCACCCTTCGCCATTTCGCGTGTGGTCTGGTCGAGCTGGCGGGTAGTGGCCTGCTCGGGCGGCGGCGGCGCCGGTTGGGGCTTGCGCGCTTCAATTACTTGCTGGACGAAGGCTTCCTTGCGCAGCTCGTCGCCAGTCTTTTCGACAGGCGCAGTTTGCTTAAGCTGGGGAAGGTCAGCGGCAGCTTCGACTAGGCCAGTATCGAGCGGGTCAGAGAGGGGGTCTTTTGACATGGGTATCTCCTGCGGTTTGTGTCCCGCTGAGGCTACCCGTCAACCCTTTACCCTTCGTAAACGTGGGTTCTTAGCCTTCGCTTTGGCCGACGCTTTACGGGTGCTGGACGCCAGTATGGCGCCGGCAGCCTGGGACGAAACGCCACGTTGGCTGGCGATCTTGGCCTGGACGGCCGAGAAGCCGGGATGGGCGCTGGACATGGCTCAAACCTTCACGTTTAGGACACTAGGGCAGTGGAGCCCAGTCCAGACCTGGTTTCGCTGTTTCAGGTCCAGCACCAGCGTCTTGCCGGCGTACCGGAAGCTCTGGGGCTTGGACGAATTGTAGCGGATCGGGCCGATCAGGGCCTTGCATATCGTCTTGATCGTGGCCTCGTCTAGCCCCTCAGCCGGGTCGCAGGCCGTGAGCAGCGGCAGCGAAAGGGTGAGAACGAGCAGTATGGCTATGCGTTTCATGTCAATTCTCCGGGTCATCAAAGGGGTCTTTGGCGGCGCGCGCAGCAGGTGTCTTAGTCTTTTCCACCACTTTGTCAACCGTTTTTTCCACAATGACCTGTTTGGCTACATCGTGCAAGGCGGTGTCTTTGGCGCCCACGAACATGCCACTCAGGAACACGGCAACAACGAAGGCCACTGCTAGGAAATCCCAGCGCAGCGGCTTGAGCGCATTGGCGATCGGCAAGCCGATCACAGGGATCGCGGCGAACAGGGTCGTGCCAAAGGCGCCCAGGAAACAAAGGAGGATGATCGCAACGCCGCTGCCCCAGTGCCAGATAGTAGCCCAGGCACCGGCAAAGAGCATGTGAACCCACCCAAAGAGGAAGTATTCCATTTTACCTCTCCATAAGCCAGTCTTTGACGCGCTGCCCAGCGCTGGGCTGCGGCTGCGGCGCCGGCTCGGGCACCACGATAACCTTTTCCTTATCGGGAACGACCGAGATTATAGGCTGTGGGTTATCGGGCCGCAAGATATCAATGTGCAGCTCGGGCGGCACGGGCGGGCCCGCCTCTATGGTGGCGTTCGGGTTATTTGCGTCAGACAAGCACATGATGCGCTCAGCTTTCCGGCGCCGTTCCAAGCCAGGAATGATCTTGCCGTTGGCGCGGTCATAGAGCAGTAGCGCGTTACAGCCGCCCTTCACGTCGCCGGCGTTCAATTTACGCGCCACGCTAGAACCACAAAGGCCACCTTTTGCAGGTCGATTATGCGTAGCCGGCTTGCCGCCGCCCACATTGTAGGTGAACGAGAGGATCGCCGCATGACGATAGTCCGGCATGGGGACATGGATACAGCGCTGAACCATCGCTTCATAGCGTGGCAGGTCCTTCGCCAGCATGTCCTTGCACTCAATTCGAGTGTACCGATCGCCAATATGCACGTCCTCAATATGACCAGTGCAAACCGTGTTGACACCGGGCGGATCAATCCTGTCGTGATATCCGACTAGGACCGTACCTTCCAGTGTCAGCAAGACCGCCACCGCTATCGGCACATAACCCTTACCGCGAATTAGCGTAGTTCCGGGTGGAAGTGGGGGAGGAATGTCGGTCATAGGTCAGTGCCTTTTTGGTTCATCAGGCGCGTAATCCCGAGCGCGCAAACAATTACCAAGCACAGCAGCGCGAACATGCGGGGCGGAACCCAATTTACGAACGCAGGAACAGCCAGTTCAGCCGCCGACAATAACATGACAAGGAACGCCAGTCGCAGCGACCACAGCTTATGGAAGTCACGCCAGTTAGGATCGAACCATAGAACAGCTTTTTGTCGCGCTGTCTCGACGCCAATCTGCGTCGGGTCAGTCTGCACGACGCGAGCGGGAGCGACTTCAAGAACGATTGGGGCGGGGGCACCGGTTGGCATCATGCACCTTTGTCGGGGGATTTTACCTTTTTAACCAGGTCCGCAATCTCCTCCTGGTTCATGCACGCGCTGACTTTGACCACAAGGTCCTTCTCGGCCAAACGATTATTGAGCATGGCCACTACAGCGGGACGAGCCGCCATACATTCCTCCTTGCTCATGTACGAAGCCTGATTGTACAGCACCGCGGAAACAGTATGCCCTGTTGACGTGGCAAGTATCAGGACGAGAAAGATCGTGGCCATATCACTTCCCCGTGGCGCCGCGATACCGCGTTGGGCCAGTCGGACCAGACGGACCAGTGGTGCCCGTTGCGCCATGTGGCCAACGGCCGCCTGGACCAACGTCAAACACGCCCTTGCCGCCAGTCGTACCTTCGTAAGCAAGGTGTTCCCTGGACGGATCAACAGCCCGCTTCGGCGCATCGCCATGTGGCTTCAGCGGCGGCGGGTTTGGTTGGGGCGCGGAGCCTACGATTGGAGCCGGAACGGGACCAAACGGCACAGCAGCCGGAACGCGAATTGGATCGGACATGGGAGTCTCCTGTTATGGTGCGACAACGAAGAAGGTCATGGTGTCGTTTTTGACCCCCGTTTTGCTGTCTACCATAGATATCGAAGCGGTAAATTCTTCGTTAAGAACACCCCCATTAACGAAGAAAATTACCCAGTTACCGGCCACAGACACGGTATCAATCGTCGCCGTCGATGACGAAGATGTGACCGTGGCACTGACCACCGTGACACCTTCATCCAGCCAATCCTCATAATTGACCCGGTATCGGCGCCTATTTCCGACCGTGTGCGGGCGCTTTGCTTGCATCATAGCGTAGCTCCGTTTGTTGCCTCCAGCACGTCATCAATTAGCCGGAGGATATCCTTGTGCGCCACCCGGAAGGGGCCAGGATTGGCGTTGAGCGCGGTCGTGAGAATTGCGTACTCATCGCTATCGAAAGTCACCGTATCGACTGCACCTTCGATCTTATCGAGCATCCGGATGCGCGTTCGCATTTCAGCCGGGCCCATTCCATGCTGGCTTTGCGATACTGTAACCAGCTCAGCCAGTAAGCGCTTCGCCGGGAAGGCGCCATCCTTAACGGTCAAGGGGATAAGTTTCGACATAGGGGTATCTCCTGTTACGCGCCAGTTGGCCCAGTTGGCCCTGGACGCGCTGCCACTATAACAGATAATACTGCAATGTCAAATAGGTCCGCCGCCTGCTTCAGCTCGGACTTTTTGAGTTGCAGCGGGTTTGATGTATTTTGAGTCGTCTTCCCATCAACCACATCACCAACGAACACTGTCACTACTGGATCAGCATCGGTCGGGTCACATTGAAAACGCCAAATTGCTTGTGTCATTGGAGCCTCCTGTTACCATATAATCCAAGTATCGGTCGCTATCTTTTGCATACAGACACCTTTGACGGTCGAAGAAGCAGCGCCGACCCACCACAACAAGGCTGATCCACGGATTGTGACACTTGCCCCGGATATTGTCAAGGTGCCTGTCCCTGTGCCGCCCGTGACAGTCACGAAGATTTTTGTCCCAATCACGAACGGCACGGAAGCGTTCGTTGGGATCGTTAACGTGCGCGCCGTTGTCGCCAAGGCGAATGTGAGTTCCTTCCAAGCGTCAGTGAGGAGCAACGTATAGGACACATCGCCCTTTGCAACTGAAGTAGGCACAGCATCATAAACATGGCCGCCGATCCACACGTCACCACCGATACCCACGCCGCCTGTAACAACCAAGGCACCTGTGCCAGTCGTAGTCGCTGCGGTCGCAGCAGTAAGGGAAACAATACCAGACGCTCCTATCGTTGTCACACCCGTTAGAGCGCCCGCTATTGTGAGCGCCCCATTTATGTTCGCCAAGCCACCAACCCACAACGCGCCCCCGATACCCACGCCGCCTGTAACAACCAAGGCACCTGTGCCAGTCGTAGTCGCTGCGGTCGCAGCAGTAAGGGAAACAATACCAGACGCTCCTATCGTTGTCACACCCGTTAGAGCGCCTGCGATTGTCAGAGCCCCGGCTATGTTCGCTAAGCCACCAACCCAGAGAGCGCCAGAAATACCGACACCACCCGTCACAACCACCGAACCAGTAGTCGTGCTAGAACTAGCGACGCCGCCGAGGAATGAGAACACGCCATTCACGTCACATGTCAGCGTAAAGCCGAAAACGCTGTTATAGATGAAAAATTTGCTTGGCTGACCAGACGTGGTGCCTCCATAGCCGAACTGATAAAACGTTCCAGCATCGTTTGCGAGAATGACTTGATTGTAGCCAGCCGCACCGGCGTCACTAATGGAGACACTACCAGGCACGAAGACTGCATAGTTGGGTCCTCCAAAAGTGCGGAAGTTGACACCCACTCCATCCAAATACGCACTGCCACCACCAGCAAAGTCTACATATAAATTGCCGGCCACGCCGCCAACTTCCAAGGCAGACAAGCCCGCAGTGACGTTAGCGATATGCACACCGCCGCCTACGTACAGCTTACCAGCTATGCCAACGCCGCCTGCAACAACAAGCGCACCAGTCGCGGTCGAAGTTGAAGCGGTCGTTGCTAGGATACTGCCCATCGCATTGATGGTGAATAGAGAAGCGTTTACAGTTGCCGCAGCTTTAGCGTGAAAGATGTTATCACCAAGCAAAACAGAATAGGCGCGAAACTTGTCTGCCACAGCAGCGTCGGAGCCAAAAAACCAACGATCCGCTCCCGTAGTGATACTCCCGCACCAAAGACCGGCCCCAGTGCCGCTAACAAACGTGAAATGGGCGTTGATACCAACATAGAGTGCGCCGCCAATACCAACGCCGCCCGTAACTTGAAGCGCACCAGTCGTGGTCGAAGTGGAAGCTGTCGTAGCGGGGATTGTCATGCCGCTCACATAGAGCGACATAAGCAACGTAGCCGCTGAAGCCCCGGTAAGCTGATAGAACTCATATGAGAGCGTAGAGAGAATATCGGTATTGAAAAGGGCTATTTCCCGATGCCCGCTCGAATAATTCCATCCGGCAGCAAGAGCGGAATGGCCGACTGAACTTGGATAGGAACCGCCCGAATTAAAGTCTCCATAGTAGGACCACGCTCCAAAACTGTGATTGCCTGTCCATGCTGGCGAAATTGTTACGTCGATGGCTGGCGCGCCATCAGACCGCATTGCCGTTGGCAGGCTGCCGTTGACCGCCGTCAGTTTGACCAGCCCAGTTGGATTTGCAAGCACAGCGCCGGCGCCTGTTGCACCTGTTGATCCAGTTGGTCCCGTGTTGCCAGTGGGCCCTGTAGCGCCTACGCCGCCCACGCCACCCGCCGTACCCTGGGAGCCAGTCGGTCCTGTGCTGCCGGTTGGCCCAGTGCTGCCGGTTGGTCCTGCGCCGCCCGCCGCGCCGCCGCTACCCGCTGAACCTGTTGGCCCAGTGCTGCCGGTAGCGCCCGCTGCGCCATTCGAGCCAGCCGTACCCTGCGAGCCTGTTGGTCCAGTCTTGCCAGTTGGGCCAGTCGCACCCGCCGCGCCGCCAGAGCCTGCGCTGCCGGTGTCGCCCGTGTTGCCGGTCGCGCCGGTGGGCCCAGTGTTGCCAGTTGAACCGCCTGGCCCATTCGCTCCAACATCGCCGGTGACGGTAATGTTCCAACCAGTGTAGGGGCCAAAGACACCGGCATTGAAATCAACCAACACCTGCATCGTTGTGCCGTCATAATACGTACAAGTGCCCTCGAAATAAATTACAGGGTTGGTTTGATAAGCCACGCGCACCCGAGTACCCGGCAGATAGGCCAGGTTCGGCTCGTTTGGCGTAATATATTGATATCCGTTGACTGGGAATGTCCATGTGTCGGACGTTGTTGCAACAAAAGTAGGAGCATCAAGGCCAGTCGCGCCGGTTGGCCCGGTGCTACCTGTTGCACCTGCCGCGCCCGCTGTACCACCGCTCCCGGTGTCGCCCTTGTTGCCAGTCGCGCCGGTTGGCCCGGTGCTGCCAGTGCCGCCCGCTGCGCCCGCCGTGCCGCCTGCGCCGGTGTCGCCCTTGTTGCCAGTCGCGCCGGTTGGCCCGGTGCTGCCGGTTGGCCCGGTACTGCCAGTGGTCCCGCTACCGCCGCTCCCGCCGCCGCCCGGCCCAGTGGGACCAGTACCGCCTGTAGGCCCAACGATAGAAAGCATGAGGGCCTTATTTTCTGCATCAACAGTGGGCCCACCGTTGATCTCAACGAAGAACTCCATGTGTCCGTAACGAATTTGGGAAAATGACGTAGTGAACTCTATGATCACATTAAATTGATCACCAAGATCACCGCCGTTCAAGAAAAACACCGCGGTATCGCCGCCCTCGATTGAAGTCGTGTCGACGGTCGCGCTTCCCTGGTCGACCGTGTATACAACGCTGGTCAAGACTTCGCCATCAGCCAACCAGTCACAATCGACTGCGTGCCGCCTGCGGTCCCCCACTTTTTGATGGTGACGACCTAGGTTCATCACACCCTCCGGACATACAGAAGGGTGTCGTCCTCCGGGTCAATGTTAATGCAAGACGGCGCTTCTGCGGCAACTATGATTGTGGCAGGCTGATCGGGTGGCATGTCCAACGTGAAACATTCAGCGCCGAGGCTTATTTCGGAGCTGTCGGCTTGGACATGGATTTCCTCGTCCTCGTACACCTTGTCACCTTTACGTACCGAGCGTTCCAGATTTGATCAGGTCATTGATCAGACCCATAATGGTTTGCGCGCATTGCTGCGTCGTCGCGGTGGATGTATCCAACGTCGCGCGATTGATTACACCAGTCCAATTATGCCAGCCAGTTTGTGGCCCAGTAGGACCGCTAGAACGACCTGTCGGGCCCGTGGCGCCCGTGTTACCTGTACCCGGCCCAGTTGGGCCTGTTACACCGGCAGCGCCAGCAATCCCGGTATCACCAGCAACGCCAGGTGATCCGTCAGTACCCGCGGGACCAGTGGGACCTGGCGTACCGGTTGGACCTTGGGCGCCGGTCGTCCCCGTGGCCCCGCCGCCCGTTGGCCCCGTGCCAAACGGACCGGTCGGACCGGTTGGGCCAGGGCCAGTCGGGCCAGTGCTACCAGTCGGGCCTCCAGCAGGCCCGGTTGGGCCGCCAAGCAAGATGATCGGCAGAGCCGAGACAGGTGATGGTGAAACATCGGTGACTGGCATGACCTTACCCCGTTACGCCTTGGCGTACTTTGAGTTCACCGCGCATCAGCGGCACGCGAATAGCAGGAGTTGACCCGTCGATCATGACCAGATCATATTGATATTCAGCAACGGGCAACGTAGACAGGATCGTTGCATCGGGCACATGGAAGTGAAGTATACGTTGCACAACATCATCGACAACAATCGTGCCCCCGGCCGAGGTAAGCGATAGGATCGGCGTCACATCGTACTTGTTCGCCTTGATATCCATCTTGAACGTCTGGCCAGTGAAGCTCCATGACGTATCGCCCGTGGTGCCAAACATGAAGGCATCCTCGAACGTGGCGTTGTTGGCAATCTCAATGTCTACGCGCGCTGCTGTGAGCATTAGAATGTCACCGGGTTGCCAACGCTAGTGCCGCCGCGTTGATTACGGGTACGATACGTCTGTGGGAAATTCCAAGACTGGGAACCGAACGTGTTGCGGCGGAACGTGGCGATCTTCGCCAGCCCAATACCGTCCTTGAATTGCGCGAGATCAAACACGCCACCCTTCATATCCGAGTAGCTTTTGTTCATCTGGCCTTTCATCTTGCCAAGCAGGCCGCTGAGGATCGTGCGGCCATACAACGGCAGAACCCAGTCGGGCACATCCGGAGTCGCTTGCTTATCTACCGGAAACTTGACGTTCTTGATGACGACCACTGAATAAGTCTGCGCGATGTTCACTGGGTACATCAGATGCAAGACGCCTACTTCCACCATGAGAGCCGGAACGGGAACTGTGTTGAGATCGAGAACGCCACCTAGCCGAATAATCTGCCCGCTGCTTGGCACAATGTTGTAGTCCACCACGCCGGGGATAGCCATAACTGAAATGGTTTCCACCCAGGAGTCCGAGTCGTTGAAGAACTCATGGAACACATCGAACAGCTCGCCCTTGAGGCCAGCATCCGACGAGCCCGGAAGTTTGGTCCGCGCTTGGTCGAGCAGATGATCGAGATCAACCTGACGAGCGCTCATTTTCGCACTCCAGCACCGGGCGTAGCGCCCATGATTGGGATCGGTTTAATACCAGTCAACATTTCCGTGAACATCGCATTAAAGGATGTGGCCCGCTGATCCTGAACGTCTTCCTGGTCACGCATGATCGCATGAGAGGCGCCGGCAAAAACGAAGGCCAACCGGAACATCGGCTCGATATTCACTTCAGTATTATCTACGGTTTTGAAGCTGGGGACCTTCGAATGATGGGAGTACACAAACAGGTCGGGGCGCACGCGCCGCCCTTCAAGCAGCGCCACGTTGAAGGCTGTCAGCAACGAGGGGTCATCGTACCGATACGGCTGCACCACATCTTGGAGGAGCGTCCGGATATCGGTGACGTAATCCTGCACGGTTTCTAGGGTGGTCTGCGGCTGCACGGGCAACTCCCAAATTTACCGTGACGGTAAGACAGAGGAGTTAAGAAACTCATAAGAAAAAGCCGGGGTTTTACCCCCGGCTTTTGTGTTCATTACCAGTTATTACCGGTTATTAGCTGTTCGGATGGACGCGGGCTTCGGCCAGCGCCTTGCCGTCCAGGACCGAGTAGCCATAGACCTGCAATCCGCGCAGGATTTGGCCAAAGGTCAGCTCGGACCGCAGGGTTTCCACCTTGCTGATCTGGCTCGCAAACGTCAGTGCGTGCGCGTGGCCGGCAAAGATCGGCCATTCACCCGCAGCGAAGTCAGCGGCGTCCGTACCGTGGTTCGGCAGCAAGTTCGACACGTAGATCGTGAACCGATCAACCATGCCGAGGCGGCCGTTACGCAGCATCGAAACGCTGTCACCAGACAGATACGCCTGGCGAAGTTCGGACTGCTTGATCATACGACCAGCCCATGACGGGAGGACGACCCAGCGGCCTTCCTCCGGGATGTTCTGCTCGTCCAGGACCTGACCCAGACGCATAAGAACGTCCAGGAGTTCCACGTCGCCGGCGCCTGGGTTACGACCCACGACCGACAGCGGGGAGCCACCGGCGCCCAGGTTGATGCTTCCGGAGATCACGCCGGCAACGGTGCCACGGTTGTTGACGGCAGTGGCGCCGTTAACGATACCCTGGAGAACGTCGCGGTCGACGGTGATCTTGAGCTGTTGCGCCGCATCGTCCGACCACATGGACAGAATGTTCAGATCGCTCTGAATTTCCATCACGTCATCGAGGATGAGCGAGAAGTACTTGCCCGTGCCGATATACAACTCCACGCTGGCGCCGACTGGGCGATCGAGCCCGAGCAAGCTGTCAGCAGTGTAGTCATGGATGGTGATCGTCGGCTTCGTGCGGATTTTGACGCGATCGCCCTTGGTCTTGATCTCGCCCTCGTAATCGGTATTCGAGATCGCGGCCAGCACCGTGCTGGCATAGAACTTCTCGATCAGCTTGCCCGACCAAATTTCCGGAATAAACCCGGCCTGTTGGAAGACGTTGCCTGACGGAGAGGCGACAAACGTCGACGTACCCGGAGGATTTGGGTAGGACGTTGCGGAACCTGGAAAACCTGAAGTATTGCTTGGCATTGGAAGCCCCTGTAGCGTTGTGGGGCTCTCACGTTATTGTGATATGCCCCGATTTAACCCCTGACGCGCCCTTCCCGTTGCGCCGCGAAAATCTCTTGTTCGTCGCGGGCTTTGTCCTTATCCCTACCGCTGTACACGCCTTTGCGCACATCGGTATAGAAATTTTGGATTTGGGTGCGTGTGAAAACTGGCTTGTCAGCGGGTCCAGGCGTATTACCTGTGGCCGGCCTTGCCCTTCCAGGAGCTGCCAGAGTTTCCAGTTGGACCGCGGCTTTTCGAGGCGCTGTGTGCGGCTCGGGCTGCGGGACTAGATCGGCATCGCCCGTGGCTGTCTCGTCTTTCAGAAAACCTTTGAAAAAAGCCAACACCGTAGGAGCGTCCGCTGCTTGGTAGGCTTCATCCAACATGCTATGACGTACATGACGAGAGTAAACGTCTGGTAAACGAAGCCAAGAAATAAATCGCGGGTCCTTATTGATCACCCGCCAGTTCGGCAGAGCGATAGTGAGCGCGTCGAACATCTTCCGCTTGGCCTCAGTGATAACCCTTTGTTTTAATTCCTTATTTTCGTTTTTCAGGGTATTCAGCTCCGGCCCGATAGCCTGGCGCGCGGCGCGCGTCGCCAGGTCGATCAGCTCGGGGCCATAGGCGGCCTCATCCTCGGGGGTGATCAGCTTGGGCGTCTGCGTATCCGGGACACGCTCAACCTGTTGATTTCGCACCATTTCTTGGGTCCGGACGAGTTCGTCGCCCAGCTCGGCCATCTGCTGTTGCAGGGAGCCCACATTGCGCTGGGACGCTTGAAACCGCCCCTGCATCGAGAGGTATCGGTGCTGCCAGCTTTCCTCAGTCACGTTATCGTGAACGGGCTCGGGGGCGGGCGGCGCGGCGTCGGCAGCCGGCGCGGGCTCGGGCCGGGGCTCTAGCTCGGCCTCAGCCGCAAGGGAGGGGGTGAGTGGCTCGACAGGCGCATCCGCGGGCGGCGCTGCCGCTGCGGGAGCCGGGGGTGCTGGCTCGGTTGTGCCTGGTTGAGGGGCCGGAGTCTTTCCGTAGAAGCTCTCGGCTTTGGCCGCTGCACGTTTGACGGCGGCGGGGACAACGACTGACGTATCAATAGGTGGCTGCGGCTTAACGGGGCCGTCCCGAGTTACTTCGGTAGGCATGACACTCTCCTATGCGCACACGGTCAGGGGGACAGCGGTGTGGGCTTGGTTGGTTTCACTTTATCGCACTCACGTAGAACACGCAGTATAGCCCGGCATTGCTGAGCGCGACCTTGCATCACCAGGACCGTATCGGGGCCGGCTTCCGTTACCGCCACGGTAACTTCGTCCGTGTACTCCCCAAAAACCTGCAGACAATGCTCAAACCCCTCCGGGTTCGCATTGCGTAGTCCGAGGAAAGAGTTGCTTAAAAGTTCAACGTTTGTAGCCACTTAGCCTCCGGGGGGCCCAAAGGAGCCTGGGGTCGACATGTCGTTAATGTCGGGGGAGTCCAGGTTGGGGTTAGCCATAGGGGTTGCTTTGGAGTAATTCTGCATCGTGCGTTGAGCGGGGTCGCCAGCCGTCAGAGTGTTGAGGGCGCCACGCGATGGCAGCGTTTGCTCGACTGCGCCCTTGCCTTTGTGAACATTGATCTGACCACCCTTGGTGAGGGGGGTCAAGCTCTTTTTGAAAACACGGGACATGTCAGGTTTCTCCTGTCAGGCCAGTAGTGCCAAACCCAGTTGATTGCTGGGTTTTCCCGTAATTACGCTGGCCAGTCATCGGCTGGACGCGCGGTGCCATATTTTGGGGGGTGTTCCCCACCGGAGCAATAGGCGGAACGGCCTGGTTAGGCAGCCGATCCTTGATCAGGAACGGCTTCGCCTTCCATTTAGTAACCGCCCTTGGTATACGGACGGACACCTTAGCGGGCGCCCGTAATGCCCGCGCGCGCCGGCAGCGACGGCGAGTAGCCATACATCTTGCGCGAGCCGCCCGCGGCGAACTTGGCACCCGGAGCGCCGCCCTTGGCTTCGGTATCGGTAACGCCCGGCGTCTGCGGGCCAGCAGCCTGCTTGCCGAACATGTGGCTATTACCACCCTCCGCGAACTTGGCGGATTTCGTGGTTTCCTTCGTGAATTTTGCAGCCATGACAGTTCTCCCAAGGAGTTGAAACTCGATACGGACACCCTGCCACAGAGCTACTAATGAGGAGTTAACGTGGGGGGCTCGCTAGCAGCGCTCGTATCCGGTCGTACATTTGCACCTTCTCGGCGCTTTGGTTCCAAGCATGAACAGCAATCGGGTCCCCCTCTTTGAACACGGGATTGAACGCGCCGCGCTCATAGGTCGCGTCCATAGTGGCAGTGCCATAAATTGGGTGATTGGAGTGTGTGATCACATCCGGCAGAACGCGAATAATTCCAAAGTCCTTCCCAATCATGCTCCACACAACATCAGAGTAATTGTGGTGAACACCAGCAATAGGAAGGATACCGTTCATTGCTCGCACTAGATCACCACCAAAACACGGGGCGCCAGGCAACGCCGCGGTCACGCCGGGCTCAGTCGACGTAGCCAAGTATCGTGATCCAGCCGCAGCTTCAAGTTTTTCCCACCACTGCGGCGTCATGGGCACTTGGTCGTCAGTGAGCAGGCCATAACAAGACTCATTCGGAAAATGCGGCAGTATCCACCGTAGCACATCACCAAACGATGTGGCGGAAATTTCATGTTTTTCGAACGGCCAACAATTATACTCACAAAGCTTTGGGTCTTCGAGGGTGAGCAGAACTTGAAATTTATCCCACGGTGGAAGGCCACCTGGCGATGACACCAACTGGTCAAGATGGTGCGGGCGTCCGTAAGTTGGCATGAACCACATTTCGTTTATCCTTAAACTGGAGAAAGCAGCAGCATCCCGTTTCCAACAGCTAACACATGCGTCCGAATGTTTTTTCGGTTTTTGTAGTAGGTAAGTAAATCACGACAGCCCCGCCCCTTGTCTGAACCTGGCACGGCGTTGAGCGCATCGCCATGAAAAAACACGTCATCAACGACGAGAAGACCGTGGGGGGACAACAGGCGTTCGCAATCCAAAGCAGCAGCGAGATAGTCCTGCTTGCCGCCATCAAGAAAGATAAAGTCAAACTTGCGGTGTGCGACCGCGAGGCGCGGGAGAACTACCTTTCCGTCGCCAACGATCAGCTCAATCTTGTGAGCCAGATCGTTAGCCAAAAAATTCCGTGCGGCTATACCCGCGAAATCGGGACCTTTCTCAATAGTCGTTACACGCGCGCCATCGCCGGCCGCCACTGCCAGGTGCATCGTAGTGGAACCAAGAAGGGTGCCGACTTCCAAGATTGATTTTGCTTTGGTGAGCCGAATTAGGAACGACAAAAAAGCCACTGCCGCAGGCGTACTGGTCAGCCGCTTAATGTCTACCCCAGGAGGTTTTTCTACGGTGAACTTGTCTGATGAAAAATTAGCCGAAAAATCCAACAGCATCTGAGCTAGTTTTTGCTCATAGTTCTCCGGGTCATCAGCGAGATTTTTGAAAAAGGGTTGAGTAGGGAACATTTTATCTACATACCCGACCATCACGGCCTCCCTTGGTAGTTGTCAAACATCGTGTTGTTGTGATCGGCAGAGTACCATCGGATAGGCAATATGTTCGCACGCTCGATGCGCGCCCAGGAGTTGACTTCCCACCCAATGGTATTTGTCTTGATTATATTTTGCTTGCTCTCGGCCGCTGCTTCAATCGCAAACGGTCCAACCAGCGACCGGGGACAAATAACGACACCGCCGCAGAAGCGCCAGCACGGGCTACTGTTGTTGTCCATGAAGAAGTCCGACCGATTGCCTTTATCCCAGCATCCCGGCATGACGATCTCATCCATACTGCCGGACTGCTCGACCCGGTGCAGCATGGCAGAAATGCACTCCTCCGTCACGCCATAGCAGTGCATGATCCCGTAGTCGATCCACACAAAGATATCTGTCTCGGGGTCCTCTTGGCGTGCCTGCAACATCCACATCAGCTTTTGTTGTTGAATACATACACCATCCCGTGGGGTTTGGTCCGGCCAATAGAAGAACCTCGCATTAGGAACTGATTTCAAGAAAGCGTACAGCCAGCAATTCTCCAGAGCGCCAAAGAACACCCTCTTGGAGAACGGAAGCGCTTCCAGGCGCGCGCCAAGCGCCATGAACTCCTCATGCGAGCGGCGGTGGTTGTCTGACAGCGGAACATATCCGCTCACGATTTTGATTTTCACGGGTGCAACATTTCTATCAGGTCGTGATCATCAATGGTGGCAACCCAAGCTTCCTTATCCGCGACGCCGTAGGAAACGATAATCCTCTTTCGGTCGGGGTGGCGCGCGAGCCCGTTGGCAAACTCGATCTGCTTAGAGTGGAACACGAACGGCAGGCTGATGCACCGCGCGTGATAAGCTGCATCAAAAAACACGAACCTGTGCTGGTAGTAGCGTGTCACCTTGTCAACTTGGTAACGGGCTTCATGAACAAGGCCAAGCCAGCCGCCCTTGAACGGAATGACCTGTGAGCTGCCGCTCATGTGGTCTACCGCAAACGGAAGAAGGCTCTTGTTAACCGGCTGACCATAGCTGTCTACCAGCTCATCCAGTCGATAGGCAAAACGCAAGTTGGCGCCGTCAACCCACGGCATCCAGTTCTTTTCATGTTGACGCCGGTTGGGGAGCATCTGGCTCCACTCGATGATGTGCGGCTGCGTCGTGCTGCGGTCAATCTTCGCCAGTACTTGCTCGCACCAGCCCTCTTTGTTCAGTTCTCGAACCGTGGACGTACTCCACATGGCGCCGCGCCATTCAAAAATGCGCATGTCCTCGAAGCCAAGCACCATAGGGTATTCCGGTTTCGGCAGGAGGGGCGGAAGAATTTCATTCACAGTTTGAATTTCAAGCTCGTTGCTAAGTTTGGCTAAGTAATTCCGGGTCCGAACGGGATGGTCCGCCGAGATTTCCCCATTGTTGACCAGGTAGCGGCCGTCTTTGTCCATCTTATAGTTGACAGTTCGGACCGTTGTGTATACTTCTTTGTTGACAACGGCCACAGAGGGATTGAGTAGTGCGTAACCAGTTGGGTGGAACCCGGTTGGTCCAGCCGTCGCCGCCTCCATAGGAACGAACTCCAGCCGCTTCGGCGTGAAGGATGGCGCCAGCTCCTTGAGCGGCTTCAGATAGTGGAACAGGTTCGTGCGCGCCAGCTCGCGCGCTCCGGTGTACTCCGTCTTGGACAGCGCCAACTTATTACATACGTCAAATCCCTGCTGACGTTTAGCTATATTATAATAAGCACTGATCGAGAACTCCTCAGCGGCGCCAACTGTGTGAGCATAACGGTTGATGAACAGAACATCGTCTGGATACGGCAGAGAGAGGATGGGCTCAGAGAACAAAAGGCTGGCCATGTTCTTCCCCTTCATGCGGTAGTAATGCGCCAACTCCCACGGCGCCTCGGCGCGCGTCGGGCGCAAGTTATACGCATTGAGCAAAGTGCGTATAAAGCCTGCATCGTCGCCGGTAGCCAGCAGGCTGTGGGCCAACTTCACATGGGAAATGTAAATCTCCTCAGCAAAGCCGCCCAGCTCTATTCGTTTGCGGTAGGCCGCAATCGCGCCTTTGTGTTTGCCGCTGTCACCGTAGGACTGGGCAAGATAAAACCAATAGCGCGCGTTCTTCGGTTCTTTCTTCAGCGCGGCCACCAGCAGCAGAATATCTCGGGAAAATTTGTCCTTCCGGTTGGCGCCATCTGCATGATCTATGAAGTAAATTCCATGCAAAAGCTCCTCACCAGAAATGGCAAGATATTCGTGCGTGACCCCGACATACTTGCCGGTGGTCGATCGCGCGATGAGGCGCCGGTTGCTGTAGGAAAGCGTGCCACCCTTTTGGACTACATCGTAAGCTTGCGCCGTAAGCGTTTCACGAAACGCTTTATCGTCCGCCACCAACTCCATATCTGCATCAACCAGCAATAAATAATCCCACGGAATGGTGGATGCACGGGCGTAGGCGAGGGCGCTATTGCGAGCTTGTTCGAAATTAACGAAGGGTCCGCGATGGATTTCACCGGGAACACCACGTTCGTCAAAAAATCGCTCAATAAGTGCCAATGTGTCATCGGTCGATCCTGTGTCAAAAATTACATAGGCGTCGATGAACGGCACAACGCTGGTGAGACAGCGCACGATCCGCGCTGCTTCGTTCTTCACTATCATGTTCAGGCAAAGTTTTGGTCGCACTTGGGGGTCTTCCTCGTTAGGGTCCGAGGACTATAGCTCATCCTTGCGAAACACGCAAGGCCCCTGTTGCACCTGCCGCGGCGAATGTTCCGGTGGCGCTATAAACTGCGCCAACCACATGCGGATCATTGGTCGGTGGCGTGTACGAAGTGTTGAGGACTGGGCCAGCCGGGCCTTGATATCCGGTAGGTCCGGTTGCACCGGTCGCGCCGAGTGCGCCGTTCGCGCCAGTCACGCCGATACCGCCTGCGGGACCAGAAGGACCAGAAGGACCAGTAACTCCCGTGGCTGCGGCTGGACCAGTAACACCAACAGCACCGTATGGCCCCTGATCTGGCCCTATAGCGCCGGTTGGACCAGACGGCCCAGTAGTACCAGTCGCGCCAGTATTGCCAACTGCACCAGCCGGGCCTGGATAGCCAACGTTTCCGGTAGGACCAGTAGGGCCAGCCGGTAAAGCGTTCGGCCCTTGCGGACCCGCAGTGCCGGCCGGGCCGGTAAAGCCTGTCGTGCCAGCCGGGCCAGTGGCGCCGGTTGCCGCACCAGTAGGACCAGTGGCCCCAGGCGGACCTTGAAGGCCCGAAGGGCCCTGAATGGCATCAACGACTTGTTTCAGGACCGACCCTTCGATGTTGTCATCATAAGTGTCGAGAGCGCCCAGCGGGCCGGGGCTTGGAATGTTCGCCATGTCAAACCCCTATTATGGACCGCCTGAAATTGTCAGCACGCCGCCGTTGCTCCAGACCTGGCCAGTGACGCCAGGATTGGAAGTCGGCGGAATGAACAAGGCGGGATTGTTACCTGTCGGGCCTGTTATGCCTTGGGCACCGTTATTACCTTGAGCGCCGGCAGCACCAGCGTTACCTTGCGGGCCAGTTGGACCAGCAGGGCCAGTGACGCCAGTCGGGCCGGCTGGGCCGGTTGCGGCACCAGTAGGACCGGTCGCACCTTGCAGACCTGTTACGCCGCTCGATTGACCAGCAGGGCCTTGTGGACCCTGGACACCTGCATAACCTTGCGCGCCAACCGGACCTTGCGGACCTGTGGCACCAGTGGCGCTAGTGGCACCAGCGGGACCACCTGGGCCTGTTGGGCCAACGGCGGGGCCAGTGGCACCAGTCACACCAGTCGGACCAGTCGAACCTGTGGAGGCGCCGGCTGCGCCAGTCGGGCCGGCTGAACCTGTCGGGCCAGCAGCGCCAGTCACGCCACCGGTGGGACCTGCATTGATAAAGTCCACGACCTGTTTCAGAACAGGACCAATTTGGTTGCGATCATAATTGTTTGAGGACAAGATCGTCATGGCAAACCCCTATTACGGTCCTGTCGGACCAGTTGCACCCGCCGTACCAGTCGGGCCAGCAGGCCCCGTTGGTCCACCCGCACCAGCATCGGCGTTCAAGATGAGAACAATGTCTCGAAGGATCGAGCCAATCGCGTTTACGTCCGGCCGTTCCGGAACAGGAAGCGGAAGGGTCGGCATATAGTTCGGATCGGTTGCGCCTGTCGGCATGGTGAACTCCAAATCTGTAGTTGGTCTATCTGCTATTCCTTACGAACTCCTTAACCGACCCCACCATGAACCGGCAAAGCGTTCGGCCCCTTCATATTGCCCGTAAGCGCGGTGGTCGGGCCCATCTGGTGGCCCGAAATGCGTGATGGTTGAGAGCCTTGCGCCTGGGCCGAGGCAGTGGCCATATCCAGTCCTCCGGTGGATGCGGGTCCCTGGGCTCCCTCGGGCGTGCCAATATGAGCAGGCGGACCTTCCGGCATGTGGGCGCGCGCGGCCAGTACACCGGCTGTCAGTTCGGTGGCGATGCGCTTAACACCCGCGTCGACGCCGGCCTGGACAGCCTTCTGGATCGCTTCGTCCACGCCGCCTTGCTGCTGTTGCTGCTGTTGCTGTGCTTCCATTTTCTCGATCACATCTTCGGGCGGCACAATGTCGCTGCCCATACCAATCGTCGCGGCGATAGACCGGATGATATTGGCGCGACCCTTGAGCCCGATGATCTTCATGTCGACAGGGTTCTGCGTGGCCTGCGCAAACTCGATCTGGCGCTGGCGCTGTGTCTCGCGCTGGATGGCTACGTTGACACCCTGGACGGTTATCTTCTCCTCGCCGGTGAGCAAGCCGCTCGTATCCGTGAGCATGATCAAGTCGCCCAACTGCATGAGGGCCGTTTCCAGCACGTCACGGTCTATATTGGCGCTAACAGTCTGCAAAATCTTACTGGCGTTGCCCATTAACATCGCAAGGCCAGACGCGGTACGCCCAGCCCCGCTGCCCGCTTGTCCACCTACGTATTTTGGTATGGCGGAAACGTCGTCCGAAATACTTACAAACTCCTGGAACACGGAGATCAGTTGTTGCGCGTTCGACTGCGGCTGGAAGAACGTGATCGGTAGCGATTTGTTGTCGCCTACCGGATCGTTGCGCACATGCCATCGTTTCCACGGGTACATATCCTCCCCATTTTCCTCCGGCGACAGACGAGAGTCGTTGACCACGACCTGCGGACCCGACGCGATGCTGAGATTGTTGATAAGGCTGCGCAGCGTGCTGTTGGCCGCGTCCTGCAAGTCCGAGAGCAGATCGGTCAGTCCATTTCCAATGGGCGTACCAGGTACTTTTTCGAATGATGTAATGAAGTACGGGTGGCGCTGGCGCGGCGACGGCGACAAATGCGCCTTGATAACGTGACTACCCACAACCCAAGCCTGAATGGAATAATCACGCAGTTCGTCAGGAACTGCAAGGCCATACTCCTGAAGGACACGTCCTTGAACATTGCCATTGAACTCCATCATCGAGATCAAGCCTGACCGGTTCCAGGCGGGATTTTCGCGGCTCTCCAACACGGCACGCTCGGCGTCCGTGGTATCCCAGTTGTCGTACAGGCCGCCGCGGCCATACTCATCCAAGACCGCTTTTACTTCGTCTTGGTTGTAGCCCGGCAGATCGAGCAGATCATTCAGCTCGGCGCGCGTGATGCGCAGCTTCTCGATCACGTTTGCGTTTTCGATATCAGCGACGCCGGGCGTAAACCATAGGTCGAACGGCGAGACACGGTTCCATGTAAGTGTTGGCTGTTGCACAACAGTAGGCTGTCCACCCCCTTCGGGCCAGACCACCGCAGGTATGACTTTAACCACCGGGCCCTTGAGGCAGGCGAACGGAAAAATAGGGAGATCGACAAGGAACTCTGCGAGCGCATGATAGAACCCTCCTTCACGCAATAGCCCCTCGATCTTGTCTTCGCTGTCGCGGGCCTGCTCTACTGCTTTCTTTTTCGCTGCTTCCTTCGCGCTCTCCAACAGCGCGCGCTTGCGCTCGGCGGTATCTGATGGGTCAGGCGGCTTACCCTGTTGGTGCTGAGTGACTTGCTGCGCCTCGGACTGCATCAACTGGTCGATGTTCTGAAGGATGTTCTGCGGAATGTCCGGGTCGGCGGACGGCCGGATGGCCCACGGCCGATCTTCCCCGAGGTACACGTCACGCAAAAGTGAACTGGCGGCGCGGCACTTCTGGGCGATCAGGCGGGCATAGATTTCGCTGCCATTGAACTTCTTCAAGTCCTGGAGCTTCTGAGGATCATATTGTCCATTAAACGTCCGCAGAGCCGATAACAGGCGCTCAGACCACCCGTTCACCGTGTTGCGGTGGTTGCGGAAAATCTCGAACTGCCCTTTAATGTAGCCCGCCAGCGGCGTCACGTCCGGCTCGGCAGGCTGCGCGGCAGCGGCCTTATCAGTGGCTTGCTGCTGGAGCTGCTGTTCGAGGGCGGCGGGCGGCACCACGGAGATAACGCCAGATTGACCAAGGTCTGCCATGAATGTCCCGGATGAAAAATGATGCGCTCCAGGCACGCTACCTGCTACCCGCTAACAATTTCTTAAGATATTTGACTTGCTTTTTTATTACCTTCACGGTAAAAGGGGGGCATCCTCCTGGGAAGAAAGACCAATGCCCGAACCGTTCCAAGCGCTTGTCCCCATCGACACCGGCATAGTGGCGCCGGTCGCGCTACCCGCCCTCTCGCCCCCCGAACTCGGCGCTCTGGCCGCCGAGATCGCGCGTGATCTCCGTGATCTGGAGCTGGTCCTGGCTGACTACAAGCTCACCCTAGAGCAGTACAACTACCTGAAATATAATCCTTTTTTTAAGAAAATCCTTGAAATTGCCATAATTGACTGGAATAGTTCGAACTCGGTTCACAAACGACTTCAAATCGAGGCAGCCACCTACCTTGAACAGGGTATGCCCGTCATGGGCGCCCGCATGTTGAACGAACGGGAGGAACTGAAAGATGTTGTTGAAACAGCGAAAATGTTTGCCAAAGTCGCAGGTATCGGGGAAGATAAAAGCTCGGTCGGCACGGGCGAAAAATTCTCGATCCACATCGACTTGGGTGGCGACAAAACCCTCCGAGTTACGAAAGATATCACTCCAGCATCAGGCGCAAAAGAAAGCGCGGCTGGCGACGAACCGCCCAAGGGTGGCGTTCTTTGATATCGAAAACGGCCCGTCGCTCGGCTACTTCTGGGGCAAGCTGTGGGAAACCAGCATCCTGCGCGTCGAGCAGCCGTGGTACATGCTCTCGTTCTCGTACAAGTGGCTAGGCGAAAAGAAAGTCTACACCCACTCACTCCCAGAATATCCTGGGTACAATCGAAACCCAGAAGACGACAGCTCCCTGTTGCGGGACCTGCACAAACTATTTGATGAAGCAGACGTGTTGATTGCGCACAACGGCGATCGGTTCGACATTCGAAAATCAAACGCCCGCTTCATTATCAACGGCATGACGCCGCCGTCGCCTTATAAGACGATTGACACGCTGAAAGTAGCGCGCCGCTATTTTCACTTCGAGAGCAACAAGCTAAATGACCTAGCCAGGTATTTCGGGCTCGGCCAAAAGCTCGTCCACACTGGGTTCGATCTGTGGGCCCGGTGTATGCGCAAAGACCCCAAAGCGTGGGACATGATGTGCCGCTACAATCGCCACGATATCGTTTTGCTGGAAGGCGTCTATCAGCGCCTCAAGCCATATATGGTTAATCACCCCGATTTAACCTTATATACAGACAAACCGGACAATCCTGAGTGCCCAACGTGCAAGTCTACGCACGTCACCCGTCAGGGCTTCAAGGTAAGCCGGACCAGGAAATACCGGCAATACAAGTGCCAGGACTGCGCTTCGTGGTTCCAAGGCGCCCTCATAAAGGACTGACCCCGTGGCTGACTTAGATTACGTCGCACCCCCGACCTGCGCAGCGTTCATGAAATCAGATGCGTTCGGTCGTCTTATCGCTGGCCCAGTGGGTTCCGGCAAGACGACCGCGTGTGTGATCGAGCTGCTGCGCCGGTCGATCCTTCAGACACCGGGCAAGGACGGCAAGCGGTACACCCGCCACGCCGTTGTCCGGCAGACATTGAAGCAGTTGAAGGACACCGTTCTCAAAGACTGCCGCGCATGGCTCGGCCATTTAGGCGAATGGAAAGTGTCCGAGGGCACCTTCCACCTTCAATTCGATGACGTGATCTCCGAATGGATTTTCATCCCGTTGGAAGACGCCGCCGATCAAGCACGGTTGCTTTCAATGCAGCTCACAAACGCATGGCTATCGGAAGCCATCGAAATGAACCTCGACGTGGTGGGACCTATCTCGGGCCGGCTTGGCCGCTTCCCCTCAGGCGCGCAAGGCACGCCAACGTGGTTCGGCATGATCGCTGACACCAACATGCCGACTGAAATGTCGCCGTGGCACAAGTTCATGACAGAACCGTGGCCAAACTGGCAGATGTTCGTGCAGCCCTCGGGGCTTGCACCGAACGCTGAGAACCTGAACTACCTCGTCCAGAACGAGAAGACGATCCTGCTGCCGATCAACCACCCTGATCGGATGGCGCAGGGTCGCAAGTATTACGAACGTTTTGTGGAAATGTACGGCGAGGACAGCGACTGGGTGAAGCGCTACGTGAAGGCGCAGTATGGCGACGATCCATCCGGTATGGCGGTGTTCAAGGCGACCTGGCATACCGACTACCATACAGTCGATGATACGCTCCTTATCCCCGGCTATCCTATCATCATCGGCCAGGACTTCGGTCGGAACCCCTGGTCATTGATCACACAAGTCGACCATATGGGCCGCCTACTCGTCCATGAAGAAGTACCGGCAACAAATGTTGGTTTGGAAAAACATGTCCGGGAGTCTCTTATCCCGCGCCTCATGTCTGACAAATATCAGGGCTATAAAGTCATGCTGGTGGGCGACCCGTCAGGTGTCGCCAAGGGCAGCGTGTCCGAGGAAAGCAACTTCGACGCGCTCGGACGCATGGGCTTGCCCTGGATGCCCGCACCGACGAACGATATCGACCCGAGGCTGCGCGCCGTTGAAGCGCTGCTAGGCCAGCAGATTGGCGGCGGCAAGCCGGCGCTGATGGTCAGCCGCAAAGGCTGCCCAATGTTGATCCGCGGCATGGCGGGCGGCTATCGGTTCACCAAGACCAAACTGGGCGCCCTCCGCGCGGTGCCCGAGAAGGATGACCCGGAAGGGTTCTCCCACGTAGCGGACTGCTTGCAATATGTGTGCTTGGTTGCGCATGGCGGGCTCGCCACCGAGATCGCTATCCGGCTGCGGCCGCGGCAGAGCAAGAAGCGTCCGCCTATGCCAGCGAGTGCCTGGACCTAACCGCAATCCTTCGGCGTGGGATCAACATCGCAAACGTCGTGGTGGCACGGGGCGTACACGTTCTTGAGCGTGCCATCGTGGCGTTGGTAGAACCCAATCAAGTGTTTGCACGGCGGCGGGCCATTATGGATGCCGCCAAAATAGATGCCAGCGATCACGACGATGACTATCATCACCAGCATGATCGCCAGGCTATCAATCGCCGGCCGCTTGCGCGGGTACGGTTTCACGTCACTACTGGGCCAAAGATTTTCCAGCCGAGCAGGCCGGACAAGAGTAGCTCAATGGCGCCGCCGCCGATCGCGCCGGCATAGACATGCCCCTGCGGAACGAACGTAACGCCAGCCCAGGCCAGCAAACAGATCACCCAGACCACCCAGAATAAAAGACCTTTGTCCACGGGACTCTCCTACGGTTGAGAACCAGATCGGGAGGCTTACTCCCAACTACTTAATGCTTCGTTTTGTTTTTGGCAATCCACTTTGCCTTGGCTTCGAGCCGATTGATCTTGCGGCCATTGACCAGACGGGCTTGTTTGCGCCGGCGTTTGGCGCTGCAACAGACGCTCACGGGGCTTCTCCCTGGGTAAGGATAAACAGATACAACATGATCAGGCAGAACATGGCAACCATGATCCACCCTTTACTCTCGTCGTCTATAGAAGGAAATTCAAACATGCAAAGGACCAGTTGGTCCGGTGTTACCAGTTGGACCAATGCTATCGCTGCTGGGCCCCGTAGGGCCCCGTTCTCCCCGCCTGTTGGGGTATGGTGTCTTGTCCATAAACGTAGTCACAAAAAACACGACCATCAGAATGAGCAACGCTAAATTCGTGCTGGCCTCAATATGGGACATAGCTGCGGCTGTAGAAGTCAACACACCATATTCAGCTAGGCAAGAAATGATCACGCCGCCGCCCGCGACAACGTGCATCATCGCTCGGTTGGATATCGCCGGTGTGCGGGACAGCATGACTGCAACGGAAAAAGTCACCAAGATATATTTTGCAACGTGGATCGCAGGGGAAAGCGGTCCATCATAGGTGATATATTCGGTGTAGCCGAACACCCCCAAGATCGCGGCTACCAATATCCAGATAAAATAGTTCCTCACGGCTGGCTCCTGTGGTGTCCGAGATAGTACGATAGCGAGTACCCGGATATGAACGCGAGGAACACGGCCAGATGCCAGCCGATAAGTTCAAGCGCTGTCTCGTTGCCAAATAAAAAATGCCTCATGGCTTTTTCTGCGCCTCCAAAAGAACCTTGGCTGCATCAGCAGCCTTCTCGACTAGTATCTGGGCAGCCTCGCGCGCCGGCGCAATATCAACTCGATTGTGGGGGTGGGCGACCAGTTCAAGCGCTTCAAGTTTGGCCATTTCAATTTTCAACCTTGCAATCCTGCGCAGGCG